CTGATAGTGTTACTCGTTTTTCTGCCGTAGATGGTAATACATTAATTAATGACACCATAATAAATAATGGGGAATTAGGTATTTTAACTACCCACATTAACATCATTAATGAGGCTAAAGAAAAAGGTTATAAAAATATATTAATAATAGAAGACGATATAGAATTTACTGAAGAAATATTAAATTTAGAACAATATATGTCATCAGTACCAGAGGATTGGGATATGATATATTTTGGTGGTAACCATAATAAACATATGGGTAAACAAATTAATTTTTTAAATGAAAAAATTATAAAATTAAATGAAACATATGGGATACATTGTGTGGTTATAAACAATACTATATATGACTTAATATTGGATTTAATAAGTATAAGGGGAAAACCGATAGACGTATATTACGCTGATATACAAAAATCTTATAATTGTTACGGGTTTAACCCTAGTATTGCATTACAAAGAGAAAGTTTTAGTGATATACAAAATAAAAATGTTAATTATAAATGGTTATTTTAATATGGAAAATTTTATAACTTCATATTTAATGGGTGGGCTAGGAAATCAAATGTTTCAAATTGCTAAAGCCAAAACAGAAGGGTATATCCATAATACACCTGTCTTTTTTAAACCTTTCTCATTTCTTCCTATGGAAGGTAATCAAACTATTAACTATGTAGATAATATTTTTAGAAATATTGATTTTAAAGAAAATATTAACCCACTAAAAAGGGTTAATGAGATTAGTTGGGATTATAGTGATCTGAAATACGATTATGATATATCAATAATGTTTTATGGGTACTTCCAAAGTAGTAAAAATTTTAAGATTTATAGTGAGAATATAAAAAACCTATTTCTACCAACTGAAGAGTTTAAACAAAAGTTGATGACTTTATACCCATTAATATTTGAAAAAAATTCAGTATCTATTCATATCAGAAGAGGTGATTATTTAACTGTGTCTGATATATTACCTGTTATAGAAAAAAGTTATATAGATAAATCCCTTAAATATATTGGTAATCACTCTAATGTTTTTGTTTTTACCAACGACAAGGATTGGGCAGAAAAAAATTTAGATTACGACAAATGTACTATTGTTACTGATTTAGATGATTATGAAGATTTATGGGCAATTAGTTTATGTAATCATAATATTATGTCTAATTCATCTTTTTCTTGGTGGGGATCATACTTAAACAAAAATAAAGACAAAAAAGTATGTGTACCATCTATTTGGTTTGGACCTAATGGTGAAAAAAAATATGAAGACATTTATGAACCCGAATGGGAAAAAATTAATGTTATTTATGACAATGGGTTTTTAAAATAAATAACGTTTACTTTTTAAAAAATTTTACGATAATTATATATTAAATAATAAAAAAAAATAATTTTTATGTTGTTAAATTTAGATAGTTTAAAAGAAAAATATGATTTAAAAATTAAAGGTGTTTTACATATTGGTGCACATATTGGGCAAGAATTTCAAACTTATGAAAGATTAGGTATTAAAAATGTTATGTTTTTTGAGCCAATAAAAAACACATTTAACAGACTCAAAGAAAATGTTGGGGATAAGGCAATATTAATAAATACTGCATTAGGTAATAAAGAAGGTGAAGTTGAGATGTTCACTGAAACTATAAATGAAGGACAATCTAGTTCAGTTTTAGAACCTGATTATCATTTAGTACAACATCCATCGATACAGTTTGATGGTAAAGAAACTGTAAAAATGACTAAATTAGATAAATTTATTGAACATAAAGAAAAATTTAATTTTATTAATATAGATGTACAGGGTTATGAATTAGAAGTATTCAAAGGTGGATCAGAATACCTTAATACTATTGATTATGTAATGACTGAGGTTAATAGGGCTGAATTATATAAGGGTTGTGCTAAGATAGAAGAGTTAGATTCGTATTTAGGTTCTTATGGTTTTAATAGAGTAGAAACTACATGGGCAGGAGGTACTTGGGGAGACGCTTTTTATATTAAAGGATGAACATAGAAAAATTAAATATAATTGATAATTTTTTTTCACACGCTTCGTCTTCTAGTTGGTATAATTCACCTAAAAATTTTTTATGGGATAGAGATACTATTTTAGATGACAATCAAATTGTGGTAATAACCGATTTAACTTTGGTAGAAAAATTACCTAATAAAAAAGTTTATGGGTGGTTAGTAGAATCACCATTAGTAACTCCACAATATTATGAATATGCAAAAAATAATTTTAATCTTTTTGAGGGTATATTCACGTTTGATGTGGAATTATTAAACATTTCAGAAAAATTTGTTCTTATCCCTTTAGGTGGTTGTTGGATAAATGAAAATGAGAGATTTATAACTGAAAAGAATAAATTAATTTCCATGATTTATTCTAATAAAAAACATTTAGTGGGACATAAATTGAGGCATGATATATCAAATCAAATAAATGGTATTGACTTTTATGGTTCAGGATATAAACCTATCATAAATAAATCTGAGGCGTTAAAAGAATATATGTTTTCTATTACAATAGAAAATTGTAAAAAAGATTTTTATTTTTCAGAAAAATTAATCGATTGTTTTATCACAGGTACTATCCCTATTTATTGGGGATGCCCATCAATAGGTAATTTTTTCAACGAAAAAGGGATTATAGTTTTCAATAATATTGATGATTTAAAAGATATTTTAAAGGATATTGATAAGAAATATTATGATGAAAGAAAAAAATATATTTTAGAAAACTATGAGATAAGTAAAAACTATTTAGTTGCTGACGATATAATATTTGAAAAACTTACATATGGAAAATAAAATACCTAAAAAAATCCATTTAATATGGTTAGGGGGTGAAAAACCTAAAAAATTTAATTTTTTATTAGAAAAAATAAAAGAAAAAAATAAAAATTACGATGTTATAGAATGGAACGATAACAACATTAATTTTGAATTGATTAATCAAAGGTTATTTGATGAAACAGAAAATTTAGGATCTAAATCCGACATTCTTAGATTTGAATTATTGTATAAGTATGGTGGTATTTATATGGATTACGATTTTTTACAGATAAAGTCTTTTGATGAATTATTAGAATATGATTTTTTTGCTGGAACTGATAAAAATAACCCTAATGAAGTATGGAATAGTATAGTCGGATCCACCCCAAAAAACAAAATATGTGAAAAGTTTTTAAATGACATATTAAATAATGAACCAATAAAGAGACATGAAATTAATAGAGTTATGAATGAAACTGGGCCTTATTATTTAACAAAATTAATTAATGATAATAAATGGGAATATGATATTAAAATATTAAAAGGTGATTATTTTTATCCATTTCCTGGTGCAGAAAGACATAGTATAAGAAGTTTAAATGAAAATGATATAAATTATATTGAATCTTTTAAAACTGACAATACATTTTGTATACACTTATTCACTACTACTTGGCAATAAAATTAAAATAGATATGTTTACAATAGCGATTACAACTTACAATAGATTAGATTTAGTAATAGATTCTTTTTCATCTGTTTTAGATAATGAATTAATAGATGAGATAGTGATAGTTGACGATTGTTCAGAGGACACACTTTTTAATAATCTTAAAAATAAGTTAGATGAGTTAAAAAGTGATAAAATAAAATTATATAGGAATGAGTCTAATTTAAAACCATTAATGAATAAATTAGAAGCGGTAAAACATTCTAAAAACGAATGGGTAATACTTTTAGATTCTGATAATAAATTAAATGACAATTATATTGACACTATTAAAAATATAGGTAAAGATAAAAACACATTGTATATACCAGAAAAATTATTGCATTTTAATGGTGATTTAATTTCCGATTTCTCTAATTATAAAGATTATGAATACTCTATTGATAATATTAAATTATTTTTAGATAAACCAGAAATAACTACCGCCCTAAATACTGGTAATTTTTTAGTTAATAGAGATACCTATATAAATTCGTTTTTGAGAGAAACTATAGAATATGATTTACAAACAAATGATGCTTTTTATTTTTCTTATTTATGGATTAAATCAAATAATAGAATAAAAATAGTAGGCGGTTTAAATTATTTCCATAGACAACATGAAAATAGTTGGTATCTGAATAATCGTTCATTATGTAATAATAATACAAAAGAAATAATAAATAGACTTAAACATTTATAATATGGTAGAAATCCCACAAAATTTATTTATAAGAACTAATCATACATACCCCCCTAATAACCATCAAATATATGAGGAGTATTTTTATGATTTCTATGTTAATAATAACATTATAACAGAAAGAGAATATATACCTATATTATGGACTAATCTGTATATAAGTAGAAATTACGGAAACTCCAATATGGATGACGTTCAAACGTTTTTAAATAATTTAGATAGAAGTAAAAAATATTTTACTGTTTTACAGTATGATGACGGTATTTTACAAAACATAGAAGATTTAGATATTATAGTATTTTGTTCTGGTGGTGGAGGACAAAAAATTGTACCAGAAAAAAATATAGGTTACCCAATACCCTTAGTTTGTCAACCTAGAAACAATATTGACATTAATAGAGAAAGGGATATATTGTGTAGTTTTATCGGTTCAAATACTCACCCATTAAGAAATAAAATGACTGAAACTCTCAGACACGTATCTGGTTTTGATATAGTTTTATCAAAAATTAGTTATGAACAATTTGTAGATAAAATGGAAAGAAGTGTATTTAGTTTATGCCCTAGAGGGTATGGGGCAACATCATTTAGAATTTGTGAATCCCTCCAACAAGGATCTATACCTGTATATATTTATGATAAAGATTGGACTCCTTGGTATGATGAATTTAATTTTGAGGATATTGGTATTAAAATACATGAAAGTCAAATAGAAAAAATACCAAATATTTTAGAATCGTTAGATAGTGAACACATAAAAATTTTGAGGGAGAATGGTAATAATATATATAACGAATATTTTGACTATAAAAACTGTTCTTTAAAAATAATTAATAAATTAAATAAACTAAAATAATATGAAAAATGAAGTAGTTGTATTAGTGGCAGATAAAAATTATAAAGAACATGCCAAATCTTTATTTGTTAACATTAAAAAAGAAGGTCAATGGGATGGAGATTATTGTTTATTAACAAATATGGTTGAAGAAGAATATAGAGAATTTGTGGATAAAGGTATTTATGTCAAACAAATAAATATGTCTAACCCATTTTATGTTAAATTTAGTGTTTTTGACTCATTTTTTAAACAATGGAAAAAAGTAATGTACTTAGATTGTGATATTTTAATTAATGAATCATTAAGTAAAATACAAAATTTAGATGAGGTTGATATGTATTGTGATGGAGAAAAAAACACAGTTAGAGATTTATTTAGTATGTGGTATTGTGGTGGTTTATCGGATCAAATTAATGGAAAACATTTTAACACAAATATGGATACAGAATCGTTGGGGGATCTAGATGAAAACTTTGATGTTCAAAAATATTGTTTTAATTCGGCATTTATGTATTTCAATACAAAATTAATTGATGAATCTACTGTTGATGAATTAGAAAAATTACGAGAAAGATTTAAGAAAATAAATTATCATGTTGGGTTAACTGAAGGTACTGATCAACCAATTTTAAATTTATTATTTTTAGATAGATGGGTACAAATACCTAATAAATATGTTTCATACTTTGGTGATCAGGATTCTAACACAATAGTCTCACATTATTGTCATTGGTCAGCCCCTTGGAAAGGTAGTGTTGCTAATACATATAATAGATATATAGATAATTTAAATAATTTTAACGATACAATTTTTAAAAATGATTAGTATACAAATGAATGAAAGAGGTGGTAGATTAGGTAATCAACTATTTCAATATGCAGTTTGTAAATCAATAGCATTAAAAAATGGGTATGATTATCACATACCTAGAGATTTTTTGGGGGTTAGTCAACTTAATTTAAAATGTGATTTGGGTGTAGATAATAAGGTAGTAACTAATGTGTTTTATCAAAAATCAGAAGATATACATCACGAAATATTTAATATTTCTGATAATACACTAATTAGTGGATTTTTCCAATCTGATTTTTATTTTAAAGATATAGAAGGAATTATTAAAAATGACTTTAAATTAGAATATGATGAAAAATCAGAAGATATATTAAAGAAGTACGATGTTGATGACTATTGCTACATTCATTTAAGAGGTGGTGACTATAAAGAAATAGATTGGGTTTTACCTAAAGAATATTATGATTACGCTAAAAATAATATTTTAGAAAACAAAAAAGATATAAAGTTTCTATTTGTTACAGATGATATTGAATATTGTAAGTCCATATATCCTAATGAAGAATATATTAGTAATGATGAATTTACTGATTTTTATATTTTAAGTAAATGTAAATATATGATAATGTCTAACTCATCTTTTTCTTGGTGGACATCTTATTTGAATGAAAATCAAAAATTAATTATTGGACCAAAAAGATGGTTTAACTATAATAAATTAAATAGGTTTGGTGATATATATAGGGTAGTACCAGAAGGTATTGAGCAAAGTAAAATAACGTATATATAAAACTAAAATAATGGTATCTGTAGGTATACTATCACATAATTCACCTATTACTCTTAAAAATACATTATTATCTTATAAACATTATGGGTTATTAAATATTTCTGACGATGTTTTTTGTGTACTACAACCATCTGATAATGTTGGTGAGGAAATTAATGTTTGTGATTTTTATGGTGTAAAATACTATTTAGAAGACTATAATAGTATGATGTTAGGTGGTATGAAAAGGGTTTTTAAAGAATCTAAATATGAGTGTGTTTTATGGACTGAAAATGATTTTAGAATACATACAAGTGAGGAAGAAGTTATAAAAATTATTAATTATTCAGAGAAACTTATTAATGAAGATAAAATTGATTTGATTCGTATAAGAAGTTTAAAAATACCTGGTCACCCTATAACTACTAAACATAAATATAATAATGAAATGTCTGATATAAGTAAAATAGATTATGCGTGTTATTATACTGAAAATCCTGAAATAAAATTTTCAAATTACATTAAAAAATATAATGATAACCCTAAAATGTATATTATAGATTCTAAATTTTGTGGTTATAGTAATAATTGTTTTATTACTTCAAAAAAATTTTTTAATGAAATAATTTTAAAATACTCTAATGGTGATCCACACATTGAACCTAATATGGATAAAATATGGGGCGATTTAGGGTTAAGAATTGGTATAAGTGAGGGGTTTTTAACACATGTTAGAATGGACGGACATAATAATTGTTGGTGTTGTCACACAGATTTGGGGGGGACTAATAATACTCCTAAGTGTTCTTGTTGTGTTAGTGAGTATATTAAAGATATTGGATTTACCACAGATAATGATGGTAAAGATATATCACAATTTCAAACAGGTAATGAATGGTTAAAATATGTATAAATTATGAAAAAAATAATAATTTCGAATAGTAATTATTCACATTTGTGGGATATAATTAATGATTATGAAAGTAAAAATATTTTGTTATGTACTGATAATTTAAATGGGTATATATTTAAACACGATACTTTTATATATGATGGTACTTTAAATTATGTTAGAAGATTAATAGAAATATTAAAAAATATTGATGATGAGTATATTATGTTATTTAGTGATGTTGATGTGATTATTAATATTGATGAGAAAGCCGTTTCTAACTATTTAAGTATTATGAAAGAAAATAATTTAGATAGGATAAGTTTTGGTGTATTCAATAAAAGTAAAGAAATTTTAGAAAAAGATAGTTTTATTTTAACGAGTATAAATAACATAACTGACAATCATTTTTTTACACCATATGATTATGCACCTTCTTTATATAAAAAAACTTCTTTGTTAAGATTATGTGAATCATTTCCTGATGAAACCTATCCTTCTTTTGAAACTAATGATAATGTTCAAAAATTTGTTAACGATAATTTTAAATTTTATGGGTTACAAAAATCTGAAAAAATAAATTTAGTTTATCATAGAGGGTTTGTTTTTTCTTCAGACTTAAATTTTTTACATATAACAGTAAAAGGTAAATTACTTAATTTAGATTATTATTATGATTTAAAAGATGATTTATTAAGAATAATAGATAAGTATAAATTAAATCTACAAACTTCAGAAGAAAATAGATTTATTAGTAAAAATGAAATTTAAATATGAGTAGAGTTGTATTCCATATAGAAAATAGAGGGTCTATTTTTATTTACCATTGGTTTATTTACATGATTTCTGGTTTAAGACACATACAAAATGGGGGTATAAACGGTGTCGGTGGCGGTGGTAAATTAGAACAAAATAAAGAATTATATAATGGGAACTTAAAAAAACCATATAATTTATATTTTAGTTTAAATCCATCATATAAAGACGATATTTTTATGTTAGATTTCCAAAAAGAGGCATTTGATTTATTGAAAGATGAATTTAAAATTGTAGAAAATATTAACAGTGAAGATATAATTATTAATAATTATGGTGAACCTATCATAGATAATGGGTTATATCACATTTCAGGTGAAGGGTATGATTATATTAAATCTATTTTTAAAATACCTAAAAGTGAAGATGAAAGTAAATACCATAAAAAATATTATTTATGTAGAAGTAAATCACATTTATTAAGTGGTAATGAATTTTTTAATAATGTTAAAAAAAGACAAATAATAAATGAAAATGAATTATGTGAAACCCTTAAATCTTTTGGTGTTGAGGTAGTATTTTTAGAAGATTTAAATGTGGAAGAAAAAATTAAATTATTTAGAAATTCTGAAACTATAATTTCACCTAATAGTGGGGGTTTATTATTTAGTATTTTTTCAGAAAAAACAAATGTAGTTGAACTGAATGTAAATAACCCAACACAAATAAGTAATCAATATTTATCTATATGTAACCATTTTAATCTACCTTATTTTAAGTATACTACAAATAAAATAGATTCTGATGATAATATGGAAATTAATGTATCAGATTTTATTGAATTTTTAAAAAATAATAATATAATATGAATATAGATGAATTAGTTGTTATTGGAGATTCGCACACATCTCAATATGGTTTTGACAATTTAAAATCATATAAAGACATAAATAATATTATTTTGTTAAATGCCCCTGGTGCAAGTATAAAGGGGTTATTAAAAAAAAAATCAACATTAGGTTTATTGGAAAGAATAAAAAATTTTGATTTTAATGAAAGACAAAAAACTTTATTTGTGATAGGACAATGTGATGTTGAATTTGGTTATTATTATAAATCAGTATTACAGAATGAAAAAATTTCTTTAGATTATTTTTTTGACGATTTAATTAAAAAATATGAGGAGTTTTTATTGGGTTATGAAAATGATTTTATTGTTAGTGGGATTAATCCTTGTACTGTGAATAACATTGAATATAATTTTAATGTTAATTTCAAAGATAATATTTCACACGTAACTAATAACTTTAATGAAACTGGAGAATTAGATGAATCCATAAATTTTATAGATTACCAACACATATATAATGATTCAAACGAAATACGTAATCGAAATCATAAATATTTTAATTCTAAATTAGAAAAAATGTGTGAGATCAATAATTTTAAATTTATTAATATATGGGATGATATTACTGAAAATGATATTATAAAAGATAAGTTTAGAATAGAAGGGGAAAATCATCATCTAAACATAAGTTTAGAATTAATAGAAATATTATATAACAAAATAAAAAATATATAATTAATGAATGTTGCATTAATCATTTCAGGTTATTTAAGAAGTTTTGAGTTAAACATAGAAAATATCAAATCAAATATCATTAATAGGTTTGATAATGTTGACGTGTATATCCATATAACAAAAAATGAAGAAAGTGATGACAAATATTTAAATTATACGGAGGATTTAATTAATTCTTTAATAAATAAATTAAATCCTGTTATTCTACACGAACCAAATTATGAAATTAATTCAGATAAAAAGACTAACGACGTAAAAAACTCTTGGTTAAAATTTTATAAATTAAATACACTAAAAAGTTTAAATGAAACAAATCAGAAATACGATGTTGTAATTAAATATAGACCAGATTTAAATATTTTATCAGATGATATTTTTAAAAAAATAGATGAAGATGTAATTTATATACCAAAAGACAGTAAAATCGATATAAGTAAACTAAATAAGAAAGATGATAAATTTTTATGTGATATTTTTGCTTACGGATCATCAAAAATTATGGATACCTATTTTGGTATTTACAATCATTTAGACAACTTAATTGAAAAATATGGTAATGTACCTGAAACACTAATTTATCATTATTTAAATGATAATAATATAAAATATGAATTAATAGATTTAGATTATAATGTAATTCTATCTAAATGTAACGTATTCTCAATTGCGGGAGATTCAGGATCTGGTAAAACTACATTGGCAAACACCCTTAAAAAATATTTTTCTAATTCATTTTTATTAGAATGTGACAGATACCATAAATGGGAAAGAGGTGACTCAAATTGGGAAAAATATACTCATTTAAATCCTGAGGCTAACTTAATTACTAAAATGAACTCAGATATATTTGATTTAAAGATTGGTAAAGAAATTTATCATGTAGATTATGATCATTCCACTGGTAAATTTACAGACAAACAAACTGTAGAACCGACAGATAATATTATTGTGTGTGGTTTACATAGTTTATATACTAATGATGAAAATATTTATGATTTAAAAATTTATATAGACACTGAAGAAAAGTTAAAGAACTATTGGAAGATTAAAAGGGACACAAAAGAAAGGGGTTATACTTTAGAAAAATCTTTAAAACAAATAGAAAGTAGAAGAAAAGATTATTATGAATATATTTATCCCCAGAGAGAAAAATCAGACTTAATTATAAATTTTTATTACGAAAATTTAAATGGAAATAATTTTGAGGATAAAAATATTTCTTTAAGGTTATTATTAAAATCTAATTTTGATATAAAGTCAATAGTAGAGGATTTAAAAAATCTGAAAGTTTCAATAGAAGTTAGTGTCGAAAATAATTTTTATACGTTAGATTTTAAAAAGTATGTTGACATAAATTTAGATATCCCTAAATTAAACAATTTTTATGATTATATTATATTTATTATAATGCGCCTTAAAAAATTAAACTTTTAATTTTTTCTAAATCTATTAAAAATGGTGAATTTAATCCTTCATCTAATTTCTTACAACTTTTAGAATTAACTGTAGTTTTTTTAAAATTTATTTGGTTGTTCCAACCAGCCACTAAATTATCAGAATAAATTATTGATAACATATCCCCATCGATTTTAGACACCTCACCAACAATAGATAATTCTTCACACTCAACTCTCATATTACTTTTAAATTCACTATCCTCAGTATGGGTAGTATTGTAAAAGTAATTGTTTGATACCCCATCTAAGGAATATTTAAATCTATAATTGACATCTAAAAATGTTGGGGATACTATTGTTAACAACTTAGTGTCTTCTTTAGAAAATAAAACATTACACAATCCACCACCGATCGCCCCAATAACACTTTCTGCGTTAAAAAATAAATTTAATTTTTCTATAGTGTTTAAATTTTCAGTAAAAATTTCTACATACCCCATTTTTTCTAATAAATTTACTAATTCATCCTCATTACACATTTTTCTTTTTGCAGTATAATTAGTCCCTATGTTAGAATAATCGTTATGTACCCAACTTCTTCTCGAAATATAAATCTTTTTAGGGGTATCATTTTTAAAATGACTTAAATTAGAATTAACTATATATCTAAAAAAACCATATACTTCTTCTCTTGGAGGTAGATTAGAATTTTCATTGTGAGTGTAAGAAGAAGAAATAAATATATTTTCATAAACTGTTTCATCATTTACAAATATTAAATCTTCTAAATTAATACCAACTAAACTTAAAAATTCTAAAACGAATTTATATATATGTTTTGTTTGTTGATTAGGGTAATTCACTAATAATTTAATATCAGGTGTAGTATCTTTTAATTTTTTAAATGTAATTAAATAAGGTAAAGTATCGTAAATAAAATGGAAATAATTTTCTGTATTATATATGAAATAAAATACTGGATTTACTTCATTATATTTATATTTTTTTACGGTTAAATTTGTATTTTTTTTTATACTTTGTTTCTCTAGTGATAATACTATTTCGTTTATTGGGTTAAAGTGTTTTTTATTTTTATAAGAATAAATAGACACATCAGGATAGAATGTTTTATCAGTATTAAATTGACACTCACTCAAATTGTACAGATTAATAACCCTACCGTTTTTATCTTTTTTTAGAATGTTAGTAAATTCTTTTATCTCATCTAATTTATATATTTTCATTTAACAAAAATACTGAATTATGACAAAATATAAAGACAAAATACTATTTATTTTTTAAAAAAAATACTTAATTTTGTTGTAAATCATTTAATATGGATAAACATAAAGACCTTAAATTATTAGGTAAAAAGATTGAAAAATTTGTCGTTGGTGCAGAGGGGAATATATCAAAAAAAGAAGGAGACTTATTTTTCATAAAAAGTAGTGGTTCATTTTTAAACAATTTAACTGATGACGATATAGTTTGTTATGATTTTTTGGGTAACCAAAAAGATAATTTAGGTAAAAAAGGTAGTATGGAATTAAATTTTCATAGATTTTTACTTAAACATGTGGAAATAAATTATGTGTGTCATACTCACCCAACAAATACACTAAAGATACTTTGTTCAGACAATATTTATGATTTTTCTGTTTACAGGTTGTTTCCTGATCAAGTAATATTTAATGATAAAAAATCGTGTGTCATACCATATGCAAATCCTGGAGAAGAATTATTTAAACATATAGAAGATATAGTTAATAAATTTATTGAAAGTGAAAAATTTTTTCCTAAACTTATACTATTAAAAAATCATGGTATTATAACTTGTGGAAAGACAATAGAAGAATGTGTAGTTGCAACAGAAATTTGTGAAAAATCTGCAGAAATTTTTTTATCAGGAGTAGATAAAATGAATATGACTTATTTGTCTGACTTAGATATTAATAAATTAATAAATGATGAAAACGAAAAATATAGAAAATCTTTAATATGAAAGTTATATATGTAGACATTGATGAAACCATATGTGAAACACCTCACCCTAGAAATTATTTTAATGCTCAACCTATAAAAGAAAATATAGATAAAATAAACAAACTTTACGATGAAGGTAATACTATTGTTTATTGGACGGCTAGAGGTAGTAGAACTAAAATAAATTGGTATGATTTAACAAAAAAACAATTAGATGAGTGGGGGGTAAAATATCATGAATTATTTGTTGACAAACCGTATTACGATTTATTTATAGATGATAAAACTTTAAGAATTGAAGAGATATGAAATTAATTTCACATAGAGGAAACATAAAAGAACCATTACCTAATAAAGAAAATTCACCGTCATATATTGATATTGCCCTATCTAGTGGTTATGATGTCGAGGTGGATATAAGATTCATTGATAATAAATTTTATTTAGGTCACGATAATCCAGATTATGTGGTTAGTGAATTATGGTTAGAAAAAAGAAAATCTAAACTATGGTTACATTGTAAAGATTTAGATTCTGCAATACAATTAAGTGAAAATAAAAATAATTTTATATATTTTTGTCACAATTCTGATCCTTACGTTTTAACCAGTAATAATTTAATATGGGTTCACAATCTAAATTTAAATATTTGTGAAAGAACAATAATACCATTATTAAATATAGATGATATAAACAAATTTAAAAATAAAATACCATACGGTGTTTGTACCGATTATATTACTTACTGTGAGTATAATTTAAAAACTAAAGGATTACACCCATGAAAAAACCACAAATAATTATTCCTATGTCAGGAATGGGTAAAAGATTTATAGATGCAGGTTATGTGAATCCAAAACCTTTAATAATAGTAGATAACTTACCAATAATTGAACATGTAGTTAATTTGTTTAATAGGCCAGATGATGTTATATTTATTTGTAATCAAAAACATATTGATGAGACTAATATATTACAGACACTAAAAAATATTTCTCCGAACTGTAAAATTTTCACCGTACCAAATGAAAATAGAAAAGGTCCTGTGGATGCGGTTTATCAAATATTCGATTCAATAGATGATAATAGAGACGTAATTGTTAGTTATTGTGATTATGGTACTGTTTGGGATTATAATCAATTTTTAGATGATGTAAGAATAAAAAATTCTGATGGTGCAATGGCATGTTATAAGGGATTTCACCCCCATATGTTGGGTGGTGATAATTATGCATTTTGTAAAGAAAAAAATATGTTTTTAGAACAAATAAAAGAAAAAGAATCTTTTACTAAAAACAAAATGAATGAATATGCATCTAATGGTACATATTATTTTAAAAGTGGTAAGTTATTAAAAAAATATTTTAAAATTTTAATCGATTTAGATATAAATATTAATGGTGAATATTATGTAAGTTTAGTATATAATTTATTAATTAAAGATGGTTTAAAAGTAAGTATTTTTGAGATTCAAAAAATGTTACAATGGGGTACACCTTATGATTTAGAAATTTATAAATCTTGGTCAAATTTTTTCAAAAAAGAAAAAATGAAAAAGATAAAAACACCTAATAATACTACATTAATTTTACCTATGGCGGGTAATGGAAATAGATTCTATAAAGAAGGTTACCTAACCCCAAAACCATTTATAGATGTAGAAGATAAACCTATGGTAATAAAAGCGGTAGAAGATTTACCTACTTGTGAAAATAATATTTTTATTGTTAGGAAAGAACATACAGATAACTTTGACATAAACTCAATTATAAAAAAATACTATTCGAATCATTCAGTAGTTGAATTAGACTATGTTACCGAAGGACAAGCCTGTACTTGTGAATTAGGTATGGGTACTATTAACCCTGAAAACCCTATTTTAATATCTGCATGTGATAATGGTATATATTATAATGTAGAAAAATGTCAAGAAATGTTATTCGATGAAAGTATTGATGTTTTAGTTTGGTCATTTAGAAACAATCAAACAAGTAAACTTAATCCGAATAGTTATGCTTGGTTGGATGTTGATGACGATGATAACATTAGGCATGTTTCGTGTAAAAATTTCATTTATGATGATCCATTAACAACTCACGCAATAGTAGGCACAATGTTTTTTAGGAAGGCAAAATATTTTTTAAATGGTTTAAAAAATAATAAAGAAAAAAATATTAGAACTAATAACGAATTTTATGTTGATGATGTTTTAAATCAAAATATAGATATGGGATTAACAGTAAAAGTTTTTGAGGTTGAGGATTATATTTGTTGGGGAACACCTGATGATTATAAAACATATAATTATTGGAACGAATATTTTAATAAAAAATAAAAAATATAAAAAATGAAAAAAGCACTTATAACTGGAATTAATGGGCAAGATGGTTCATATTTGGCAGAATTTCTTTTAGAAAAGGGATATGAGGTTTGGGGAACTGTGAAAAGAAACTCAGTATCTGAAACACAATCATCGAGAATTGAATCTTTAAGAGATGGTAATTTAATAAATTTAGAGTATGCGGATTTAACGGATATGGCATCGTTAATTAGAATTTTATCTAAAGTACAACCAGATGAAGTTTATAATTTGGCAGCACAATCACACGTTAGAATTAGTTTCGATCAACCAATATGTACTGCAAATGTTACTGGTGTGGGCACACTTAATCTTTTAGAGGTGATAAGAATGGTATCCCCACATTCGAAAATTTATCAGGCATCTTCATCTGAAATGTTTGGAAATTCCATTGATTCCGATGGATACCAAAGAGAAACCACACCTATGAATCCAGTATCCCCATATGGGTGTGCAAAAGTATTTTCATATAATATCTGTAGAAATTATAGAAATTCTTATGGTATGAAAATATGGAACGGTATTCTATTTAATCACGAATCTCCTCGTAGGGGTACTAATTTCGTAACAAATAAAGTTGTTAAGGCAGCAGTTAAAATTAAGTTAGGGTTACAAGAAAAACTATCGTTAGGTAATCTATCCGCTACTAGGGATTGGGGTCATGCTAAAGACTACGTTAAAGCAATGTGGATGATGTTGCAAACAGATAATCCGACAGATTATGTATGCGCAACAGGTGTGTCACACTCAGTTAGCGATTTATGTGAATACACCTTTAAAAAATTAGGTTTAGATTATAAAGATTACATTATAGTTGATGAAAAACATATGAGACCTGAGGAATTAGAAAACTTAAAAGGGGACTCTACAAAATTAAGGGAAGAATTAGGGTGGGTAACTGAATATACTTTCGAAACTATGTTAGATGAAATGATATCGTATTGGTTAACATATTATAATGAAAAAAATATTATATATGTCTAAGATTTTAGTTACTGGCGGAAATGGTTTAGTCGGATCACAATTTATAGGTTCCAACTATATAAAGTTTGGTTCTAAAGATTACAATCTAATAGATCCCATATCAACTCATATAATGATAAGTACCAATAAACCTAAGTCGGTAATACATTGTGCGGGTAAGGTAGGTGGTGTTATGGGTAACATGAAACATAAAGGTGATTTTTTCTACCAAAATATTATGATGAATACAAATGTAATAGAAGAATGTAGAAAAAATAATGTAGAAGACTTAGTAGTGTTTTTGTCTACTTGTGTCTTCCCAAATAATGTGGAATACCCACTAACTGAAAAAAAGATACATCTAGGTCCACCACATTTTAGTAATGACGCTTATGCATATGCAAAACGTATGGCAGATATTCAAATCAAGTCATACAGAGAACAATATGGGTTAAATTACAAATCGGTTATACCTACTAATATATATGGAATTAATGATAATTTTGATATAGAGAATGGTCATGTCGTACCTTCTTTAATACATAAATGTTATATTGCGAGAGAAACTAATACACCATTAACTATATGGGGTAGTGGGATACCACTTAGAGAGTTTATTTACAATAAAGATGTGGTTAAATTAACTGAATGGGTTTTAGAAAATTATAATGAAGATGAACCGATTATATTATCGACTTCTGATGAAGTATCAATTAAAGACGTTGTAGGATTGATTGTAGAACTAATGAACTTCAAAGGTGAGGTAAAGTGGGATACTAACAAACCTGATGGTCAATTTAGAAAACCATCAGATAATTCTAAAATTAAAAACTATTTACCCGATTTTAAATTCACTCCACTATATGATGGGTTAAAAGAAACAATAGAGTGGTTTGAATCTAATTACGAAAATATTAGAAAATAAACTTTAATTTTTATAAAAATATGGTAAATTAAATATATGAGTAGAAGACGAAATAAAAAACTAACAGAGGAAGAACTTAGAGAAGTCGAATCCTTCGTATATAGTAAAAACATGGAAGAAGATAAATTTTTATCATCTATGTTTGTTAATGTTAAATGTAAAACAGAAAACCAAAAAAAATTAGTACAATCGATAAAAGAAAATGAGATAACTATTGCGTCAGGATTGGCTGGTAGTGGAAAAACATATATTGCGTGTGCAGAAGCCCTAAAATTAATCAAAACAAAAGAAAAATATAAAAAAATACTTTTGGTTAAATCTGTAATACAGTTACCCGGAGAAGAATTAGGTTTTTTACCTGGAGATTTATCAGAAAAATTAGATCCTTATATGATATCTTTTATTGATAATTTTGAAAAGATCATTGGCGAGAGTTTAACTAGAAAATTAAGGGAGTTGAGTATTATTAATATCCAACCATTAGCCTTTGTTAGGGGTCGTAGTATTGATAACACAATTATTATTGTTGATGAGGCACAAAACATATCCGTAAGTAATATGAGAACCTTAATGACTCGAATTGGTGACAACTCAAAGATGGTTATTTTAGGTGATGTTAAACAAAAAGATATTAAGAAAAGAACTGACAGTTCTTTAGAAGTCATTATTGAAAAATTTGAAGGTGTTGAAGGATTTGGTACTGTTACATTGAGAGATCCTGATGATGTAGTTAGAAACCCAATCATCAAGGTCATCGAATCAACCTTCGATGATTTAGAAAGCAGTAAATAAAGTTTACTAATTACTATATATTACTACTATTAATAAAAATTAAAATATGAGAATAGGAATAACAATTGATGGTGTAGTAAGAGATTTTATAAGTAAGTTTGAGTCGGTATATGACAAATATTACCTTGCGGAATTAGAAGAAGGAGAGGAATTACCTAAGAGAGACATTAACACTTTAAATCTTTTAGAACATTTTGAATTTAGTGGTGGTACTGAAGAACTTAATAGATTTCTCTATATCGATTCATCTTTAGAAATATTTGGACACGCAGGTGAGACAAAACTTAATTCTGTAGAACACCTAAACCAACTACATAATCTAATAGAAGATATGGGACATACACCCATTGTGATCAGTAAAGAATTAAATAATAGTAAACCCGCAACATTATTCTTTTTATCTAAACTTTCAGCGAAGGTAAATAATATTGTTTTTGTTAAAGATTATCATAAAAAATGGGAACATGTGGATGTTCTTATCACTGCAAATCCAACAACATTAGAAACTAAACCAAAAGAAAAAGTATCGATTAAAGTTATAAATCACTATAATAAGGATTGCGACGCAGATTACACAATTTTAGATCTAAAAGAAATTTTAGATGATAAAAAAATATTAGAAAAAATATTAGGAACAGAAACTATCGAGTTTGAGGACATTTAATATTTACTAATTTAGAATTTTACATAAATTTAATAAAAAAATCATATGGATAACTTATTGTTAGATATCGGAGGTAAAGAATTATACCTTGACATTGATAGATTGTCAGAAATAGTTCGAATCGAACAAGAATCACAACCATTGACGGTTAATGAAAGTCAATGTGATGCTGGAATGGAAGAACCTCTACCGAACATGGTTGAGTTACATATTGATGGTACAAAATATGAAATGTATCGTGATATGATCGGTGCACTTATGATGTATAACGAAGAAGTAGATAATAAAATGGGTATGGTTGCACTCAACAATGCAACAATACCTTTTAAGATTGCCTTTAATACTTTATTGATGAAAGGTATACTTAAAGAATTATAATAATAAAAACAAATAAATGTTATGAGTGAACAATTAGACAGAATTAAAAGTAGTATCGACAAAATTAACAATAAAGATTTCGGTATCTATTTTTTCACTATTGACACCAAAGGTAATCCAACCGCAGGTGTTGCAACAATTTACGAACACGTAAAACAACTTAGAGAACTGGGTTATAACGCTCAAATTCTTCACGACAAAAATGATTATAAACTCAGTGAGGATGAAGAAGGTATGGGTATCGCAGAGTGGTTAGGTGAAGAATATGCAAATTTACCACATGTCTCTATAGAATCACAACAATTACAAGTTGGTCCTTCAGATTTTGTTATTATTCCTGAAGCGTTTGCAAGTATTATTAAACAAACCGCAAACTTCCCTTGTAAAAGAATTGTTTTCCTACAATCATACGAATATATCTTTGAGATGTTAGAAATAGGTGAAGGTTGGGAACAATTTGGGATAAGAGATGTGATTACTACTAATAAGAATCTTTCTGATTATGCAAATTCAGTATTTAGGGGTATTAGAACTGATGAAGTACCTGTGAGTATTCCATCTTATTTTAAAAATAGTGATAAACCTAAAATACCTACAGTTGCGATGGTTGCGAGAGATAAAAGAGAATTATTGAAAATTGTAAAAGTATTTTATCAGAAATACCCTCACTATAGATTTGTGTCATTCAGAGATATGGCGGGATTACCTAGGGAAACTTTCGCAAAAGAATTAAGTCAATCTTTCTTAGGTGTTTGGGTAGATGAATTATCAAGTTTTGGGACATTCCCGTTAGAGTGTATGAAATCTAATACACCTGTCATTGGTAAAATTCCTAGAATGATTCCTGAATGGATGGGATCTATCGATCAAAATGGTAACCTAAACCTAAATGACAACGGTATATGGACTCCTAATATGAATGCGATTCCTGATATTATTGCAACTATGGTGGGACTTTACTTAGAAGATGCACTACCTCAAAACATTATGGAAGGTATGAGTGAATGGGAAAACAAATATGTGGAAGAAGAATCTAATGAAATTTTGTCTGAAGTGTATGATGGTATCTTTAAAAGAAGAGTTGTTGAGTTAGAATCAACTTACAACCAACTTCAAGAAAAAGAACTAATAACTATAGGAAATAACGAAACCAATGGCTAAAGGTGCTACCACAATTAAGAATGTATCTAATACTCGTGTAAAGAGAAAAGGTGTACACGCTAAAACAAAAACTAGCAAGACTAAAAATAGTGAACTTTATAAGAAAAGTTATAGAGGTCAAGGTAGATAACAATTAAAAATAAAAAAATGAATATGTCAAATATTACAATAGTAGTACCAGTACACAAACTAGAAGAAAATTATTTAGTCGGTTGTATTGAGAGTATAAAATCACAAAAGATTAAACCTTATGAGGTTATTTTTGTAACATCTAATGATGAGAGTGTAAAAAACTATTTAAATAATTACGATTTCGGTGATATCAAAGACGTTACTAAAGTCATTGAGAATGAAACCGGAAAATATGATTTTCAAACACAGATTAATTATGGTGTAGAAAAAAGTACGGGTGATTATTTCACTTTTGTAGAGTATGATGATGAGGTATCACCAATATGGATTAAAAATGGTGTAGAATATATTAACGCATATCCAGAAGTGGGTGTATTTTTACCTATTGTCTATGAAACTGATGAAAATGGTAAATTTATTTCATTTACTAATGAAAGTGTATGGGCTAAAGATTTCTCAGAAGAAATTGGTAGAATAGATAATAATACATTACTCAGAGCCCAAAACTTTAACTTTGATGGAATGATAGTAAAAAGAGATAGTTTCTTAGATAATGGTGGTTTAAAATCACATATGAAACTTACATTTACTTATGAATTCTTACTAAGAATGTCTTATCTATCCATTCCTATTATGGTTATACCTAAATTAGGTTACAAACATACTAACAATAGAGAGGGTTCTTTATTCGTAGAATATAAGTCAACAATCGATGTATTAGAAAGTAAGTTTTGGGTGAACAAAGCAAAGAAAGAATATTTTTTCACTAATGATAGAGAAATAACATATGAAGTATAAATAAAATGTAATGTCTGAAGAACCCAAAAAAAGGGGTAGAAAGAGAACATCAAATTTATATTTTGGTCCAGACCAAGAGGAAGCAGTAGTTAAGTTTTTAACAAGTGAGTCATATAGTGAAAGAAATAAAATTTATAATGAATTTCTAAAAAACCCGATAAATAAGATGGTTGAGTCCATCATAAGGAGGTATAAGTTGTACAGAAAAGAATACGAATATGAAGATGTCCATTCGGATACTCTATCATTTCTAATAACTAAAATGCACAACTTTAAACCGGATAAGAATAAAAAGGCGTATTCTTATTTTGGTACAATTTGTAAACATTATCTTTTAGGTCAATTGATCAAAGATGATAAAAAGATTAGATATGATGTTTCTTATGAAGATGTTCATAAGACAATAGAAACTATGAATAATCAGATATATTGCATAGACGATCAAAAAATGCAATTAGATAGTTTTATTAAAGAGGTATCGGCTAATATTAAATCTGAATTACTTTATAGTAAGTTATCTGAAACAGAAATTAAGGTTGGAGATGCCCTATGTAAAATTTTAGATGATTGGGAAACCATATTTGAACAAATTGAAAGTGGTAATAAATATAATAAAAATCTTATCTTATCATACATCAGAGAAATTACTGATTTAACTACTAAAGATATTAGGGTTGGTATGAGAAGATATAAAAAAATGTACTCACTTTTCAAAAATGATAAAATAGAAAACGATTTATTATAAAAAAATAAACAAAAGATATTTATAATAAAACACAATTTATGGCTAGACCTAAAAAAACTAAAATAAATTTAGATAAGAATAGTCTTCAGGAATTAATGCAAGAAATTTATAATGATTGTAATACCATTATGAATAATGCTAGAAGAGAGCTTAACGAAAGAAAACAAAGAGCGGAGATAGAAGATACTAATGACGAATACCAAATAGGTAAAGTTAATAATGAAACCATCAAAATTTTAGAAAGTACTGTCGATAAAAAAATCGCGTTAGCTAAACTACAGACTCAAATAATTGGTACTAAATCAGATGATGGTCAAAATAATATTGATAGTAGTATAACAGAAGAAGATAAAAACATACTTAGAGAATTATTTAAAGAAAAATCGAACAATAAGAATACTGAGTACGACATAGATTAGAAAGTTATGAGCAATAAATTTAGAAATGTTGTATGTAAACCTAAAGACGTTTTTACGGATGCAAAAAGGGAGATATTTGAGTTGATAAATTTAAATAAAACTATTTGTAATAATCTACCTGATTTAAGTATTCCTAATTTAATACCTGAAGTCCCTAATTTAAATCCAAGTCAAAAAGTAATTGATTTACTTGCAGATGTGCTAGCTTTAGTGTCAGGAATAAACTTTGATGAAATGAGGATGCAGTTAATAAACTGGTTAGTAGAACAATTACAACCTCTCTCTGAAGATTTATCAGTTAATTTTATTGAATCGATAAAAAGTTGTTACGCTTGTAAAATAGAACCCAAAATACCTGAATGGTTATATCAAGTACAACCATCTAGCGGAGTAGAGGGTGTTGGGATAAATATTGAAATTAATAAATTAGACTTAACTTGTTTATTCGCCGCAAACCCAAACACCGAAATAGGGAAGTTATTTTATGATGGTGATTCGTCTAATGATGTCAACGCATTTTTATGGGAAGTTATACAGGAAAATGGGAATCCTTTAATATGGGCTAACCCTACAAATGGGAAAGAGATTTTAGAGGTTCGTTATTATGAAAACAGTCCCATCGCATACACCCAAAATGATGGTACTGTGGAATATCAAAATATAGAACCTAGACCAAGGGTATTTAATATTAGAGTTTTGAATAGTAATTATCAAAATAAAACATTAATTACACTATTAGTAGATTATTTTAATAGTCAACAACCTTTGTTCGATGTAGATAAAACTATACCTAATGTAATTGATCTCTTATATGGTACTTTAACAAATAAAATAAAATTACCTGAGGCGTGTTTAAATAAGGTAGTAGAATTGGAGAATTCAATTGACGACTATATAGATGCAGGCATTGATAATGTTGAAATTGAATTCGATGAGAGTTTTTATACTTTTGATAGTAAACAATTAAGTAATATCAAAGAAAAAGTTAAAGAGAAGAAATCGGGTGTGAAAAAATTTAAAAAATGTTGTGGTAAAGAAATTAGTACTATATCATTTGACACATTAAAAAATATTAATGATAGTTTAAAAAATTCTTCTAATTTACAAGAAAAAATTAACACATATACTAAATCGATTGATGATTTAATTAAAGAATCAACTGAAAATGTGAAAAACTTAGATAAAGATGGGGCATCTGGTGAGTTCTTATCTAATTTTATTACCTCACTACAAATTGTGTTAACTAAATTAGTATTATCACCTAAGAATTTACTAATGTTAAATTTATTCTATTATTTAGTTAATAGTAAACCTGTCACTGAAATATCTGTTAAAAAAATACTTAAAGAATATGAGTGTATAATTAGAGATGTTATAGGTGAAATTATACGAAGGTTAATTTACGATTATTTATTACCTTTAGTGATAAATAGATTAAAACAATTAATATTGTGTGTATTAACTAAAAAAATAAAAGAAAAAAACATTAACCTATTAAAATCTAGACTAAGTTTATTACCTGGGTTTGTAAATGAACAGATTGAAAATGTAAATAATTTATTTGGTAAGGTAGAGGGTGTTGTAGATACCGCTAGAGGGTTTACAGATAAAGTGAATTTAGATTCATTAAATAATGTTAATTCACAATTTAATAGAAAAAATAGATTTTGTGATTTTTAAAATAAAATATTATGGCAACCAATTTTAATACTACAATTAGCACTATTAGGAATTTGTTTAAAAATTTATTTAAACCATCTACACCTTTACAACCTATAAGTAAACAAGAGATTTTGATTGGGGCTAAATTTAGAGAAGGTTTAAGTGCGATAGATATTGCGTCTAAAATAATAGAGAGAAAAAAGGAGATAGGGGTAGGTATTGGTCCATTACCTAGTGGTTCAGAAAATATTGAATTGAAAATGGAAGTAATAAGAGTCGAAGAAATTTTAAACGCACTTTTAACTAAGGCGAAGATTGAAGTGGCGATACCTCCAGGTACACCTATACAAGCAACTGGTGGTAATGCGGGTGGGCCAATAGTAGTTGTTGGGACAACTATAGGTATAAGTAAGGGTGAAGGTATTATAAGATAGTATATGAAAATAGATTGGAAAAATATGAGTAACGCGTCCATAAAAATGCAACTAGAGGAACTCGCACACCAACAAAAAAGTATAAAAGAAAAAATAATATCATTATCTGAAAAATTAGAATTAACTGAAAAGGAATATTTATTAGGTAATACTATTTTAACTAAAAGATATAAAGGAGAAGAATAATGGGTAATTATTATAGTGACAGTACCAATATTAACACCATACCAATAATCAAAGTCGGTGAGGTTAGATCAATTGTAGATAATACTAAATCAGGTAGAATTAAAGTGAAAATTACTGGTATTGACACTGAAGGTGATTTAGAACTTATAGATTGTGTACCACTACTACCAAAATATTTAGTAACTCTACCAAAAGTAGGTGAATGTGTATTTGTGTTTCAATATGAATATAATAATTCCTCCCCAACCTCATCATTTAAAAATACTAGATTTTGGATCGGACCGTTGATTACTCAACCAACAAATTTAAATGAGGAACAATATAATTCTGCCTTATCTATATTACCTAACGGTTATGTGAAATTAAATGACCCCAAAGTAGAGCCTGGTGCATATGGTAATGATGAAGATATTGTATTACAAGGTAGATATAATACGGATATCATACAAAAAGATAGAGAAATGTGGTTGAGAGTCGGTAAGACTTTAGAAAGTGATCCTAGAAAATTTAATAATAAAAATTTAGGTTACATCCAACTGAAATACGGTAACGAAAAATTGAAAAGAGTCGTTGAAGATAGAGTGATACAAACTAGTATCATACCAATACCTGATACTCTTGTGACTGTCGAAATAAATAGCATAACTAATAGTGGTGTTATCTTATCTGGCGATTTAGAGGAGAGTAGATATAGAGAAAGTGATATTGATAGGACCGAAGTATTTGTTAAGGTTTATGATATTAAATTAAACACACTTAAAAGTTCATTTGAGAATGTGAGTTCTTTTGTGGGTTCACAATCTAGAGATTTAGCCTTGACTGCGGTAAAAACATACGTTGACGCAAATAAAGGTACACAGTGGAAAATTAAATCTACCGTAAAAGATTATCTAAATACCTTACCTAATGTAAGTGGTAACATATCTGTTTTTACTAACACACCAATACCAGGACCAAAAAAGACAATTAAAACAGTTAGATTAGAAAAAAATACCGGTAAAAAAAGTAGTGTAGTTAATGTTGTTGCCAATAAAATAAACTTAATTAGTCATGATGGTGAACACACATTTAATTTAACTGACCCTAAAGGTTTGATAACTGATGAAGAACAAGAGAAAATCAATAAAGGTGCACACCCATTAGTCTATGGTGACACATTAGTGGAATTTTTAGAATTAGTTAAACAATATGTTATCTCACATGTTCATCCATATCATGGATTACCTGCGGATCCTAGTACCACAACAACTGATGTCATAAGATTTGACTTAAATAGGATATTAAATAAGAACATTAATAGTAATTAAGATATTTATTTATAAAAAGGTATGGTAACTAGAACTTATATAGATAAAAACAATACAATCATATTCGGAACCCTAATAAATACAGGTAGAAATCCTATCGCCGAATTATATTATGGGGGAAAAGAAACTCAAACTGATTACACCAGACACTTATTATATTTTGATATTTCAGATTTACAACAAAAATATAATAATGGTGAATTAGGTGACTTATCTAATGTTACACATACTTTAAGAATGACTAATAGTTCATTCTTTGATAGAGATTTGCAAGCACAAAAATTATTAGATGGTAAACAAAGAACATCTTCTTTTGATTTAGTTTTATTTAGAGTTAATAAATTATGGGATGAAGGTTGTGGATACGACTACCAACAATTTATGGGATTACATCCTAGTGACGATATTACATTCGTAGAATCTGCGAGTAATTGGGTTAATGCGACTACAACAAATGCGTGGGACGAACCTGGTGTTTATTCGGGATCACCTTCAGGTATTACTGTAACAACACAACATTTCGATAAAGGTAATGAAAATATTGAAATGGATATTACCAATGAAGTAAATAGTTTAATTACTGGTGGGACAACAAACTATGGATATGGTATTGCATTTGAAAGGGATTTGGAAACCAAAGAAGTTGTACCATCACAATATGTAGGATTCTTTACCAGACACACACAAACATATTATGAACCTTTTGTGGAGACATCTTATAATAACCCCATTAGAGACGACAGGAAGAACTTTTATCGAGGAAAGACTAATAGACTATACTTATACACTAATCTAGGTGGAGAACCGACTAATTTGGGTTCTAAACCATCTGTAGTAGTTAAAAATGGTAATGGTACATTATTCTCCTCATTCACAAGTAATAATGTAGTACAACAAACTAAAGGTGTTTATTATATAGAATTATTTGTACCTATCACATCTTCAGATTGTACAATATTTACCGATACTTGGTCAAATATTGTTATAAATGGAATTAATCGTCCTAATGTTACCCTACAATTTGAGATTAAGGATGATACAGAATATTATAACTTTGGTGATTCAGAATCTTTACCAATAGAATATACATTTAATTTAAGTGGTATTAGAAGAGATGAAAAAATAAAGAGAGGTGATCAAAGAAAAGTATTTGTTAATGCTAGAATACCTTATACGGTAAACGAAACATCTGTGATAGATGGATTACAGTATAGATTGTGGATTAGAGAAGGTAATACTGAAGTTAACGTTATTAATTGGACTGATGTAAATAAATCTTACCTTAAAAATTATTTTATTTTAGATACTTCTTGGATGATACCTAATGAATATTATATCGATATTAAATTAACGTCTAACCAATTAGTTAAGACATATACCAATACCCTAAAGTTTAATATTGTTAATCAGGTTGAGAATCTCCACTAGATTCCTCAAAACCGTCTAAGTGGGGAGGTAAAGTAAATGTCATCGATTCTATCTTTTTAATGACATCACCCAAAATTAGATTTAACATCTCTGAATATGTTTTTAAAGACAATGGTTTAGGGTATGGAACATCAAATTCCATTAAATTAAACTGTCTACCACTTCCTTCTCTATCAGTTGTCTCACCTAACGTATATTTTACGACAACCTTAAATTTTTCATTATCAATTTTTTCTTGATACTTATCATCTGTGAAATAACCGTCAACAATATTACCTTCCTTATCTAATATACGGTAAAATACGTCTACTATTAAATTTCTACCATTTCTATCATCACCATAGATATAATTGCCATTATTATCCATAGTCATAAAAGGTAAGTATAGGACAACTCCCGAATATCCCCCCCAAAAATTAATATCTCTCATGTCTTCTACACCCGTATCCCTATCAATATTAATTTTTATTTGCCCATATAAATCATTCGTTAATTTATCTCTAAATAATTTACTTAATGTTTGATGATGATCCTTGAATAATTGTGCGGAAGGGATTGTTTTTCTAAGAGAAGTCGTTTCACTAAAAAGTTTATCGTAGTTCCAATAATACGTTTTTGTCAACCCATAAGCCATATCATATGGAATTTCAATATTCTCAATTAACCATGCTGCGACTTCCCATTGAGTGAATGGTTTCTTACCCTCCTCACCACCTTTCATTGGGTCACCGTATTGGATATTTAACGTCTTAAAAATTCTTTTTTCAGTTGCGTCAAATTCATTTGTATCATCTATTAATAAAGACTCTAATAGTACGTATTTCTTTTTGATTATCATATATAATGTAAATATAATAATAAATATCTTATAAAACAAAAAAGGGTAGACAAAATCTACCCTTTTATATTCACTCTTTAAATCGATTATCTCAATTCGTTTACATCGAATGTTTGAACTCCATCAACTGTAACTACACCATAGAAACGGTTATTAACCATTTTCTTAGCGTATCTAGTCATGATACCCTTCGTTGGTGCGAAGTTGAACGGGTTTTGTAACGTAGGAGTCAATTGTAGAGGTACGTAAGGTGCGTAAACGTACCCAGTATCCAACAATGATTTTCCTTTGTGTCCAATGATGATTGAGTTAGCCGGTGCATATGGATCACGATATACAGTATATCTTCCTCCTAATGAACCAATCTTCTCAATACCCATATTGTACTGATCTTGCTCTGGAGATGCGTTAGATACGTGGAAGTATTCTAAGTCATCAAAGATAGCAGAAACTTCAGACGAAACAACGATGAAGTTAGCACCACCTCTTAAAGTAGCCTTATGAATTTGAGCTGAGATTTGATTGATTTTAGTAATCAACGTTTGATTCCACTCTTTTTGAGTGTAAGCGTTGAAACCACCACCATTGTTAGCTCGTTTCCATCCGTTGTAATCCCATCTCAATTGCCAAGCCGAACCTTTTCTTAAGTCTCTTAGGATCTCTCTATCGATTTCCGCCGCAACTTGCTCAGACAATAACGCCGTAAGTTCTGCTTCTGCATCAATGTTATGGAATGCACTAACGTCTTGTGCCAATTCTGGTGACCAAGTAGCTCTTAGTTTTCTTTCTGTTACAGAAACCACAACTTCATCAAGTTCGAATGATACCTCACCCATTTCAGTTGAGAATTCTAATGATTCGTATCTGGACCAAGCTACAGTCAAACCTGTAAATGAAGTTCCAGTTGCCGCACCAACATATCCGTCAAAGTTAGCAGAAGAACAATCAATACAAGCTGGATGTGTAAGGTCCAATTCGATTAGTAAACATCCATCAGGAGTACAGATATCACCATAATCAACGATACCTCTTCCGTATTTCTGAGTTACTACTCTAAATGGTACACTACCACCTGCAGCAATAATTTGTTTACCATCACCATCAACAATTGCTGGTGTAGAAACTACTGATAAAGAAGATAAGAAAGATTCAGTATCCATTTCGTTTCCGTCTGGTCCAGTTAATCTACCTGCGTTAGTAGTAGAGAAACCTGTTACACACATTTTAACACTTCTGAATGAACCATCCGAAGCTTTAGGTTGTGATGATAAATTAGTAGGTACTTTCACACCATTAGCGTTAAGTGTTGCACCATAGAAACCTGCCCCAGCAAAAACGATTTTTTTACCTTTAGATGCGTCAAACAATCCATCATTATAGTATAAGTCATATAGTGACTTCTCTAAGAATGGAGTGATAAGTGTATCTTCATTACATCCAGAAATAACACATGCTGGTAATGATCCGTTAGCGGAACCATCTTTACCGTTCAAAGGAACTTGTGTAGATGATGTTTTAGGTACAAAGAAGAATAATTTTCCAATTGGCATGTTCATCGCTTGTACCGATACGATATCGTTAGCCAATAATTTAGAGAATACTCTTCGTACAATTGGAAATACCACTGTCTCGAATGAACCTGATGAATCAGACGAAGTCGACTCATTAAGTAAAGAAGATGCTTGGTTTTCGTACAATTGTGCGATGTTCTCTTTTACGTGACCTTTCAAACCTTCAAGGAAACCTAATGAGGTCCACTTAGAAATAGTTTTAGATCTGATTTGCTTTAGGTGCTCTAGTCCGATGTTTCCGACTTGACCTGAATTTAACAAATGTCCCATTTTTTTTATTATTTTTTAATTTTTGTTATTTTATTATTTTTATGAGATTCTTCTCATTAAATCTTTAATCGCAGATATCTGTGGATCTACATATGCTGTAGACTCATTTAGATTTTGCGACTTTGACGACTCAATAGTCTTATTAACTTTTTTTTGTACTGACTCGTTAATTGGTTTCTTATTATCTAACTCAGTCTTAATTGTTTTGTATATGTTCTTAGACTCTTTTATCGACTCAGCATTGTCAAACCTCTTAAGGATATCCATTTTTTCTTTTTTCGTTGTCGAATGCTCAGTGAAGATTCTATTCACATACGCTAAGTTAGTGTTAAACAAAGCCACCTCATTAAGTTTGTCTTTGAATACATTAAGTGCTTTCTTATACTCTTCGTTTTTAGATTTTAACTCTGTGTATTCTTTCATTATCTTAGATTCAGAAACTGTAGATGATTTTGGGGTTCTATTTACTAAAGGTTTACGAAGTTTTATAGATTCGTCTCTTCTACCCACTTTAGTGCCACTGTATCTTTGTTTACCAGCGAACTTTCTGTGTCTTTGTAGTTTGTCCTCTTCTAATTTTTCTTCTTCCTCATCAATGTAAGCGCCTTCTTCCATGTGGTAGTCTTCACCATAGTGACTTTTTTTCATACCACCCATTTCTTTAAACATTTCCATCATGTCGGAATCTTCGTCTAATTCTATCTCGTACATTACTTCTTCGTACATAGAACCGCAATTCCCTTCAGCGCAATACTCTTTTTCGTTCATAGAATGTCTCATTTCATCCATAGATTCCTTAATGTAATACTCTGCACCTGTTTTATTATCTGTTAGATGGATACCACCAGCATCTTTTACAACTTCTACTTCATCATCGTCAGAGAGTTTTTTGAAAACTTTAACAACTTCGTCATCAGACGCACCTGTTAAGTCCATTACTTCTTCTCCTCCCATACCCATAAAAGGTAATTCTAAATCTAATTTCATTTCCTCTCCTTCTTCACCTTCACTAGCGTCTAAGTCTAGGTCGGTGTCTAAGTCAAGTTCAATGTCATCAGACTCTTCATCAGATACTTCATCATCTAAATCTAATTCGATGTCTTCCACCTCATCAGATTCTTCATCTTCAAGATCTAAAAGGTCTTCTTCTTCTTCTTCATCATCGGATCCTTTAACTTCTGTATCGATCATTTCTAAATCTATCTCATCTTCTTGTTCTGAGACTTTTTTTTCTTTTTCTTCATCTCCCTTTTTCAAAGATGACTCGACGATACTTTCAAATTCCTTGGACATAAGTGCCGCAAGCATTTCTTTCGTATTGGCTTTTAAGGCATCCTCTAAAGACTTTGCTTCTAGTAAAGCCTCTTCGATGATTGATTTCTTTTTTTCAGCCATTTTACTTTTTTTTTTAATTGTTATTAATTATTATTTAACGCAATGTTATACGTTCACTAAATAAATATGCGATATTTTAGAAAAGTGTTAATTATTTTACTAATCGAGTAAAAAATTATTTAAATTATCTTTAAGGATAGCATCTTCTTTTTTAATATTCGACTCAGACATCTGTTGTTCTCTAGATGGAACATCACTATAAATCCAAGAACCTGGAGTAGACGGTGAGGTAACAATATCCCAACAAATTAATTCAAAATCGTCTTGCACTATATTCTTACCACCTTCTTTTTCCAAAGAACCTACACCTCTTGATGACACACCAATCTTTAAACCTTTTCTCAAATAATTCGCTACTCTGTCACCTTCACAAGATATAATTCCTTGGTTTACGAATCCCGGTGACATAATGATTTCTAACTTACCCATAAGTACATTACCTTCCCACCAAAGGTCTACCACATTATGAGAAATTCTACTTACCGCAACAATAGATGATTCTGGGTGGTCACAATTATGTGTCCAAGAGATCTTATTATTTGATCTCATTAACCACGTACTATTAGGGACAGTTACACAGTATACATAATCATTATGTTTAATCTTATCAATCTTTATAAATCTATGATCTAAATAAATTCCCTTATTAGTTCTAAGGTGTACATTATATAATACTTTAGAATCAGAAGATTTTATTAATCGTTTAGTTTTAATTTTTTCTTTAATTAAAGAAATTGTTCCATCTTCATTTTCAACCTCACTAAAGACTACGTTTTCATCAACAATAATTCTATCTTTTGGTGTGATTGTGTTAATTGTTGCACCGTACCCTAGTTTTACTATAATTTCGAATACGTCATCTGCCAAAGATTTTGATGTAGTGACATATTCTTTAATTAATTCATTTTTACTATTGTGTCTGTTTCTTCCATCACCAAGTAATAACCAATCTAATAAAATATTTAACAATTCCGGTGAGTATTGTTTAATATAATTAGGTATATGTTTTTGATATGAATTCCCTAAACTGAACAATTCATCATATAATTCTTTACTATATATGTTATATTGTCTGTTATCTGATACACTATATTTAAAAGGTAACCGTTCAAGTAAAGACTCAATCATTTTTGAGGACTCTTCCTTCACTTGTGTAATACATACTAAATTTTTCTTATTGCCACCTTTAGTTCCACTACAATGTCCATCGGCAATAAAAATACCTAAAAAAGAAACCCAATCTTCTATATCTATAGTAATATCACTATTTTTTAATGTATAAGTTTTAGGTGAATCACCTACCCATTCTGCGGAATGTTTAATATAAGAATGAGATACTTTAGAATCTTTATTTTTTATTTTATCATATAATTCTTCACCAGTTAAGATATAAGATTTATCATTTCTATCCCATAATACTACTTTATGTTTTTTAGTGATTTTCATGTCTAAACTACTATTGTTATAGATATGGATTAAGTCATCGTCATATTGTTTTTTGATAGTATCCGTAACATTTTGTTCCTCAATGAAGTTGGTATCAATATTCATTGTTAAAATTTTATCACCAACTTTAACATCCTCAATTTTAAACCACCCATCAGTGGTGTAAATCTCAGTACCTTCAGGTACGCATTCCCCTAACGCTCTTTTTTCTTTAATAAGTTTAAGGTAGTTTTCCGCTTCTCGTCTAAGTATAGCTTCAGGGTATACTCTTCCATTTCTGTTTTCTACCCCATATTTTTGCATAACCGCATAAACTATCAAAGGTTCCTCTATGATAGGTTCCCCTTTTGATAGTTTAGTCATTTCACTAATAAAGTTCTGGTTATCTTTTGGTGAAATGTATCCCGAATCATACTCAATAAGGACACCCCTCTTATTGCTATCGTTATTTTTTAATATTTCCATAATAGTGATATACTTTAATAATAAATATATCACTATGTTAAAAAAATTATTTTTTTCTCTTATGGAAAGTAAAAACGTTATTGGTTTCTATACAATTTTTTACGACATTATAAATAATACTTTTAGTACTATCTATAATTTTTGGGTTGTTTAACGGATAATGTCTTTTTTGGAAGAGTGTTATTTCACAAGACATAAAACTTTTTTTTTCTACTGATAGTCCTGAAGTTCTCATATCTAAATCTACAATGTATTTGTTATTGTAGTATAAATCTTGATCTAGATAGTTGTTTAATTTTTGTTTTATTTTTTTTCTTAAATTACTTAAAAAATATTCGTAATTTAGATTTTCGTCTAATTCATCTAATTCGCCCCACGCAGATAGATTAATATAGATACTTTTTGATTCTTTGTTGTTAACAGTACCAATCTTAGTTTTATAGTTTTCTAATAAATCTAATTTGATTTCTTTTCCTAATTTCATTCATAATTTTTTTCATGTATTGTTATTTAAAAGTTTGTTAATAATAATACAAAAATATTCGTGAAATGTCAAATTTAATCGCAAATAAAACCCACTATAGTAGCGAACTCTAGTGGGTAATATTTGTCCGTAGACAATAACGGCCCTAATCCGTTTTTTTACATTTTTCTATTTCCTCTTCTGAACGGTCTATCTCCGGTATTATGTCGTGAAGGCATTGACCTCATAATTGGCAATTTCCCTCTACGACCACCCTTTAAGTCATCAATATCACCATCAAAGTCATAATATTCATTGTCATCAGTTAAATCATCGTCAGAATCTTCTGAGTATTCACTACCACCCATTCTTAATATTTCGTCTCTCGATAAATCAGAAAATTTAACATCACCGAATCTAGGGTGTCCATCGTCCATCCCACCTAATTCATTAATCATATTTTCTTTAATCACTCTTTTTACAATTCTTTGTAAATCAGATTCACTAAGTCTTATTACTCTTTTTTTCATTTTTCTTATTTTTTTATTAGTTATATTGATTCTTTTAAATCGTGTAATCTTGTAATATCAGTAGTAAAAGAATCTATGTTGAAACTATTGTTCAGTAGTTTATCCTTAACTTTTAATAGTTTATCTTTAAGATCTAAATCAGAAGACTCATTTAATTTAGTATCGATACCATCAATACACTCTCTTTTTAATTTATTGAAAATATTTTCTTTATCTTCACTTGTACCATTAAGTACTGTTTTAATGATTTCTTTTTCTGACTCACTAATGTTAGAATATCTAGAATTAAACTTATTTACTGCCAATTTTGTTAACACACTAGGTGGTAAATATACACTTTCCGTAACAACCTCTTTTACTTCCTCTTTTTCTAACATATTTTTAACTATATAATTAATTGTCTCATTAATTTTTTTAATATTCGAAGGTGTTTTTTCGGTGTTAACTAAATAAGATATTTTATTATAGAATTCTTGATTTTCTTTTATGATTTTATTACCTTTAAGTAATTTAACGAAAAACTCATTACCTTTTACGATATGTCCTTCGTTTAAACCTTTAAGTAGTTCAATATTCTCCTTAACGAATTCTTTCGCCTCAACACCATCATCGAACCTACTATTTTGTAAATTACTATAAATTAGATATTGATTCTTTAATGTTTTATTTTCTTTAATTGTTTTTAAAAATTTAGAAAATAGTTTTTTACTCTTTTCGTTTTTTTTAATTATAGACTCTACTACTAAATTTTTAAAGGTATCTTTAATATTACCAAAATTCTCCATGTTCTTTTTTATAAATAAATATTCTGAATTTATAAAAAAGTTCTATTTAATTAAATTATCGATTTCTTTTGCCATATCACTAATTTTAGAGTTTAGTATTTCAGTATCCTTTTCTACCTCATCTAAGTTAAAAACCCTTTCATCCTTATCTAAACTTTCCATAAGTCTATTTAAATAAATTCTTTGATATTTATTAACTTTCTCTTCGTATCTTCTTCTTCCTTGCTCTAATAAAAGATTGTCTTTTTTCTTTATTGACTCTTCGGTTGGTGCGGGTTCTGCACCACCAGTGTCTGTTCCGATTCCACCTAAGTCACCTCCAGTGTCTGTTCCGAACCCACCTAAGTCATCACCACCTGTGCCTTCACCTTCTTCACCACCACCCTCTGCGGGTACACCACCGGTTAATGTAGAAAAATCACCATAAAGTTTATCTACCCTATCAAAGATACCTGTCTTCTTAATGATAGTTGCGGTTTGTTCCATTTCTGCTGCGGCAGCTTTTTCTAATCTTTGTTGTTCTAAATCATTTCTTATTTCTTCTTCAGACATTCCTAAAATTTCTTTTTTCGCCCTAGTCATTGACATTGTTCCGAATCCATTACCCGCATCTGATACTACATCTTTATATAGGGTTACCTTTAATTGAGTTTGTTCTACCTTTAACATCTCTGCCTGAGTAGACGGGTTATTCAATGTTAGTGTAAAGTTTTCTAACTCATCTTCTAACCCTAAAATATATAAATGAATGATAGCAATCTTATTTAATTCTTGTATCATTGCTTGTTGAATTCTATTGATTGTTCTAGCAAATCTAATATCTTGTAACGCTAAGTTTTTACCTTCACCATTAACCTCCTCAAATCCTAAGAATGGTTTAGGTACTCTAAGTGCAGTAAACAATTTTTTCTGAAGGTATTGAATGTCTGCAATCTCAGATAGGTTAGATGCTCCTGGTAGAGTCTCTATTGGTGAAGGTGCGTTTGTGTCTCTTACTGGGATAAAATAGTCTTGGTCCTGAGCCATTTGATTATATCTAGTGTCTACCTGCCCCGTGTTTTGATCAATAACAGGACTTCTTTTAAAATTATTCGCAATATTGTTAACATATGCGGGTACATCTTTCTCATCAATGTTACCGACAAATATTTTAAAGATTCTTCTTTCAGGTGCCCTAGTTACTCTGTATATCAACATCGCATCTTCAGAAAGTAACAATTGTTTCCATATCCTTCTCGCTTTTTCCAACATTGAAGTTCCGTAAGGTAGTCTCCTATCATCGCCCAACAACCTAAAGTGTGCGATTTGCCACGCATTAAACTCAATATTTCTTTGACCCCATATAAATTTAATTGGGTTAATTTTATCAGTTTCGGCATTCGCAGGATTTTCACCGAAACCTTCATTTTCCTTTCTACTAATCTCAATATTTGGTAATTGTTTAACACCTGTAATCCCTTCTTCACTATCTATATTGAGGAATAAAAAATCATCACCATATTTACAAACATTTCTCGTCCACATAGGTAATGATGTATGTATATCTAATCTATTAAAAAATAAGTCTTCTAATATTCTTCTAACTCTCCTACTTTCAGAAAATATGTTAATAACTTTGTTATCCGAATTTAATGTGGTAGATTCTTCCATCATTATATCTAATGCGGCGGCGATTTCGGGAAAAAACTCCATACCCTCAAAATCCGCATAAGATGCTAACCTAGTTGTTTCATAATATATGGAATGTTGGTAGATTTCATTATCCACTTTTTGCCACATATTAGAAAGATACGAATCTTGTTGTCTTTTTAACTTTTCAAAATCATATTCTTCTTTAGATTTAGTTTTAAGAAGTTCTTTATCGTTAATTGAATACCTTGATTTATTTTGCGGTTTCACAACCTCTGGGCCAAATAAATCGTTTAATTGTTGGAATATTGTTTTTTTTGCCATTTTTACTTAAATATACTTTATTACTATTATAATAAATATATCAAAATTCTAAATGTTTACATTCTATTTAATTCCGAATAACCAGTTGTATTCACCATTATCATTATTACCATTATTGGGGTGGACTGGATTATACGTTGGTGTGTTAGTATAGAAGGGATTAATGTGTTGTTGTCCATTAATCATTGGTTTACTTTGGATGTTTGACACATTTACCCAACTCTCTAACATTGCCTTAGTTTGTTTTTCCACTTGTTCTAATTTTTTAAAAGATGTTTGTACAATGAATATTGCCATTGCATATGCCATAATAATATCATCATTAAAACCTTCCATATGATCCGGTCTACCATTTTTATAAACAAATGTTCTAAGTTCTGATATTAATCTCCGTGAACGTATTATAGTTTTATTTTCTCTAATATGTTCTTCTAATTCAGAAACCATTTGTAGACGAGTATTACCAACATTAAATCCCGGTACTTTATCACCTTGTTTGTATACAGTCTTCGAATACTTTTCAGATAATTTTCTACTTTTAGGGTCATCATAATGTAGATATTCATATTCCATCTCCAGAAGTTTTAATACTGTTGCCACACCCATACCTCCAGTAATATCCACAATAGTATACGCGTTATACATATTACCATACTTATAAACAATTTCCGCCAACATATCGGGTGGTAACTTATGTTTAAATTCTGCAACTTGTTCTAAGTTTTCGAAGTCTAATATAACAATAGTAGAACTATCTTTACCGTCCCCTCTACTAACGTCCACACCCATTATGTATTTGTGCCCGACTTCAGGTTTTTTCCATATCCACATACTCTTTTCTGCCTCCGCAGAAAAATTTGGATCGAAGACGAAATTCTCTTCGTGGTAGACTATATATTCATCTTCAATAACATTACCACCTGACCCAATAAATGAAACGTCAAGTTCCTGTGCGATTTTCTTAGGGTCACCCATATCTGCCGACATTTCATCATACCATGGCGACAATGGTTTCCACCCGTCTTTAACCATTACTTCATAATAGTCTATTGTAGATTCATCTGTCTCATATATAACACCCTTATATTCCCACCTAAGTTTGGTTCTACCTAATGATTCACATTTAATCTCTTCTTCTTTTTCATCACCTCTAACCCAATACAACCCTCTATTATATCTAATGTCCTGATACCATTTCATTTCCACAATATTGAAGTTATTATCGCCTGTTTTGGATTTATCATATGTTTTATAATATAATTCGTCCATCCCATTAGGGGTTTGGTGTCCTAATATATTGTTATATAAAACTGAATGACACCAAAAATCATCTGTTTCAGGTAATGAAAAATCATAAGTTTTATTTTTACTTTTTTCTATTTTACTTACTCTAACCCATTTACTTTTTTCCATTAAGATTTTATCAATATTATATTTTGTGATATCAATACCTAAATTGTTTTCAATATAATCTATAAAACTTTTAAAAATGTTAACTGATAGATTTGAGGTTTTATTTTTATCACTTAATCTAATACTAGTTAATTTTAAATTACTACCCCTAAAACGTCTTACTAAATTATTATCGTCAATAATTCGTCTCAATATGATTTTACCGTTTGGTATGATTCTATATCTATTATTTAAATTAACTTTTTTAATCGAATCTTTTTTCTTTTCTTTTCTTTCAAAATTAAACCCTATTAGTTCAAAGTATTTTAAGGCGTCAATAGATGTTGCAGATAATCTATAATAGTTACTTTTTGTAGGTATCAATTTAGAACCTTTATTAATACCTTCTTGATAATCTGTTAAAATACCTAAATTAGATAACATATATCTTATTTGTAAACACATCTTCTTAGAAGAAATATTAATACCTATTCTACCCCTAACACTATCTGAATAACCATCTCCATCCATAAAACCTTTTAAAAGATGAATAGTCTTTTCTTTAGACAATGATAATAATTTTTTAGGTATAAATTTTTTAGTTGCGGTAAGACTTAAATCGATGCCTAAATTTTCCAGTAAAGAACCTAAATATTTAGATGAAATTGTATAGTGTAATCCATCATGACAACTATAATTAAAACCTGCGTTATTAATGGAGTCCCCAATAAAATCACCACAAGTTAATGTTATACTTACACCAACTAATTCACCTTTTTTATTATATTTTTTATAACTAGAACCTTCTGAAAGGTATAACCCTATTAAATAACTTAAATCATTATCAATCTCTTTATAAATCTTTTTTGGTTTTTTTTCTTTATTATTAAAGATGTAATTATGTTCTATTTTATCATCATCCCCAAATAAATTATAACCATACTGAATATTAACATAATCACCTTCTTTTATTTCACCCATAGGTAACCAACTATAAATTTTAGTTTCACTCTGATAAACCCAAAGTTTATGTGTTAATGTACCTTCTAAAAAACTATTTGTTGTGGTAATTTTAATAGTATCTTGTAAACCATTATTTACTAAAATATTCGATTGCCTAGTTTTATCTTTCCCTAAAATTGAGTATTCATCCACATAATAACCCTCATTAGGGTTATCAGGTTGTCCATAATCTATAAAATCAGAAACTTGTCTTAATCCTTTATCAGTGAAAATAAATGTATCATCCGTTACACAAGATATAAGTGCGATTTTACCACCAGTACCTAATGACGCCAATGCGGCACCAAATACATCTGCCCCATTGTCGATGAATGCCGCCTCGTCCATTACTAAGAATGTTGGAGTAAAACCCCTTAATGCATCTTTAGACGTTGCGAGGGCTCTAATTTCACAACCGTTTGATTTTAATTTAAGATGTCCTTTTGAATTTATCTCTAAATAATCTGTTGACTCATCTAACCCCCAAACCCAATAAGGTATTTGTTCTAAAAAGTCTTTTACTTTTTTTAAAAATTCTTGCGCCAATGTTTGTTTATTGGCGAGTATAAGTACTTTATGTGGGTTATCTGGATCACCAAAGGCAGTTTTAACTGCAATATATGCGGCAGTAGTTGTAGACACACCTGCCTGCCGAGGTTTAGTTACCAGATTACGATTGTTTTTTTCGTATGACTTAATGATTTCTTTTTGTTTGTAATACAACTTAAAAGGTACCATACCTTTCTGAGTTAAATCAAATGTCTTTAAAAACGTTTCTATTGCGTATGTTGGATCACCTAAACATCGAGCAAATATTTTAAGTTGTTCTGCTCTATCCATTATTTTTTTCTATATAAATATCTATAAATGATTAAAATGCAACTACATTACCTTCTTCATACGCTTTGTAGTTAGGACCTAATTCGTATGTGACGTTATTACCACCACCTACTTTTTGTATAATACCCGCCTTATTAACCGCACTCCAAAAGGTAGAATATTGCCCACCCGTATAATGACTACCAATAAAGTCTAAAAACCCTCTTTTTGTTTTCTTAGGTATTTCTGGTATATCTTTCATATAATTAATTAAATCCCTAACCATACTACCTTCATCTTTTTGGAGAGTGAACCCTTTATGTTTAGGTATGATAGTTAACCCATTTTTTTCTGCGAAATCTTTAACTAATGGTTCTATATTTTCCATTCTATTTATACCTAAATGATCAGATAGAATGGATGATTGTCTAATCGCTTCTTTAGGTTCATAATTGTTAAACAGATATTGTATGGAATCAAACAATAATCCATCAATTAACTCTTTTAAGATTTCACTTTTAAAATATTTTGGTATAACACTTTCTAATTTAATTAATTCTTTAATTTTTTCTAAAACGTTTTTATTAGAATCTATTATTTTTTTAGTTTCTTTTGTAGTTAACAATTCTAAAAGATTATTAATTTTATTTTGGTATTTACTAAGAGTTCTACGATTAATCATTTTAATGTCACTTAAAAGACTATATTTAAACCAATCATACAATCTATCACTAACTCCCATCATTTTTTCATTAAATTCATATATATCGAAAAAATAATATAGTTTTTCGTCTTCATCTAAGGATCTAGTATCGTCAAAAAACTTTTGTAATAACCTATCAATGTTAGGGTTTTGATTTTCAGTAATAACTTTTAAATATTGTCTTTCCGTTAGTTTAATCTTCATTATAAGTTTCCTAATAAATTTTCATTTAAATGTTCAGATATCGTACTACTATCAGGATAAAAATATCCCATATCGGGTGTTTCTAACATTTCTCCTTCACATTCTAATGTTGCACTTAAGACCTGTAAAAAATCCGAATATTCATCTTCAGGTAATTTACCTTCACACTCCACGAATCTTTCTAATATATCCATAAATATTTTACTAATGTCGAACTTTAAAATATGTTTATTTGAACCACCTTCTTTTTTTGATTTGATTACATCCCACTCACCTTCAGAACCCAAAAGATCTACTATATCACTACTTATAGACTTAAACACTTCGGATTCCGCTGCGGAGTTGTATGACCACCTATAAAAATTTTCCAATTCCCTCTTTAAGTCATCAAACATATCTTCATCATTTATTAATTCACCTAATAAATCACTGTCGGCCAACATATCCTCACTCAATCCGCCACCATCTGGATCTTCATCATACTCTAATTCTCCGCCAATAAAACCATTATCCTTAATATAATCTATTATGTGTTTTAATGATTTTTCATTTAATTCATTCCACACTTCACCCATAAAGTCAACACTATCAACACTAAAAAGTTCTGACGAATCTTCACCTAATACAAGTTCGGCAACACTTCTATCATTAGAGTGGTATAATGTTGATAATTCATGCCACCCATCGATAATTAAATAGGGGGTATCTCCACCCCATTTAATATCATTGAATATTGGTATTGCTCTACCTTCTTTAGTTACGTAATCTTTGTACCTATCTAAATTAAAATATTTTTCAAACCAACCTGAATCCCTCAATATTTTTATTATAGTATCAGAATAAAACCGATCATTTAATTCATTTAAGTCTATATAGTCTAATGGGTCCTCATCTTCTTCCTCAATAATATAATTAAAAACACCTGAAAATATATCTACTTTATCTATATCGTCAAAGTATTTTATCATATCGTCAATATACAACGTGTAATCGTCACCATAGTTATGCTTCTGGTAACTAATATATTTTAGTATTAATTTTTTAAAATTGGGGTTTAAAGTACCTACCATTGTCTTTTTATTAATAAATATAATGTTTTAATAATTATTATAAATATTTATGTAGTTTCGCAACCGTATCGAAGTCACCGTTATCTAATGCATCATCTATCAACCCTTGTATTTCATTAGGTGACATTTCGGAATAATCTAATTCTTTTGGTTCATCAGTAGTTGGTTCTTCTTCGGTTTCATTATCTAAGTTATCTATAATATCGTCCATATCATCATAACCTGTTTCATCGAATATGTCTTCTAAACTATCTGAAGGATCTTCTGCGTGTAAGTCTTTTAATGTTTGGATTACTTCTTTACACTTTTGGCTACCACTTAAAATTTCTTTCATAAATTCATGAAATTGTTTTGCCGGCAATTTAGTTAATTCTTGAAATAACCATTGTTTCATATCGTAATTTTCAGATCCTACACAATCTAAGAACTTCTCCCACATACCAGGACCTAATCTCATCCCCCATATTTCACCTTCTGGTGTATCTGCCTTTTTAATTACTTCTGATTGTTCTTCAAAATCTAAGTGACCGTCCGCCCAATTGATTGCGGATAATTCTAATGTACCTTTAATAAGTTCATGTACTAAAAGCGGGAATATCCAAGCCTTTGCTACTACTACAGGTATCTCGTCTCCTTCCTCAACATTAACTTTATCCATTTCTTCTTCCTCGTCAGAATCTTCAGGCGATTTAGCCTTTCTCCATTCAATCTTCTCTACACCTCCAGCTTGTCCTGTCATAGTAGTATCGGGAATCACCCAATATTGGAAATCTGCTAAAGACATTAGCTTACCATATAACCCCATAAGTCTAGGGTCAATAGTATCTAATTCGTCAGCAACCATATGGAAAATATAGTGTCCTTTTTTAGATGCCCCTTGCATCAAAGCGTTTATGACTCTTCTTTTATCTACCTCCATTTCTAACTCTTCCATTCTCTCCGCACTTTTTGGGGCTTTTGGTGTCTCAAACTCTGAACCATAGTCTTGTTCATCTTCTTCCTCTTCATCTTGATCATTAAACCCTAAATCAGTACCGGGAGGTGATAATGTTGCCTCTAACATTTGATCCGGAATGTCAAATTCTTCGGAAACTATATCAATCGCCAATTGTTCTAAAGCTTCTTTATGTCTGGACTCAATTTGACTAACTTCGCCCATAATCTGAAACATCTGTTGCATCATCATAGGGTTGATGTTTTGGACTCCATGATATCTCTTTACTTTATTAATAATTTCTTTAAATCTTTTACTTGCCAGTTTTTCAGAATAATTTTGTGCTTCCGAACCAACAGGTATTGATTTACTCTTACCAAAGATATGTTCACCACTTCTAAGTCTTTTTTCTAATCCGGGATTCATCCTTTCTGGTTGTTCTGGATCATATTCAATTGCCTCAACGATTTTGTTAAGTCTATATTTTTCTTTTATAACTCTATTAGTTACTTCGTTAATGATATTTTTTCTTTTCATATTTTTTTATTTTTAAATCGGATACATAATACTAGTCCACATTTTAAAAGAATCTGATGCCATTCTCCCAAATACTCTCTGTACATTTATTAAGTCGGTACTACCTCCACTATTTTCTATTCTAGCCAAAGCTGCCCTAATTAAAATATCTCTTATTTCTTGTTTATTATCTAAAAGATAATTTATGTGTGTTAATTGTTTTTCTAACATGTTTTTATCACCAGTAGAATCATACTCATCTTCATCTTCATCATAATAATCTAAATTTTCTATCTCTTCTTCTAAACTTTCAGGATCCTTACCCATTCCATATAACCATCTATGTAAATCATCTTTATCCCAATTTAATAATGGGGATGCACCATACATATTAATAAGTCCACTTTCTCTAAGGTGCTCTAAAAATTTAAATACTTTAGTTCTATCAGATGAAGGTATTTCCCTAATTACGAAAAAACGATCACCACTTTCATTATATGGAGATTCATTAATCTTAACTTTAGAATTAATGTATTCTACTAAATCCCTTTTTTTCATTTTTGGGTTTTTAGTTTCTTTTTTATCCTCAGAAACTTTTTCAGGTATATCCTCAAAATCAGTATCATCAGAAAATTCTTTTGCCCACTTCTTAAACTTTCTACCTTTTTTAGTATCTTTGTCCGCCATAGCATAAAAGAACCTTTGTTGTGCTTTTGACGCAAATTTTTCTGAAATTAGTTTTTTTATGATTTCCCCTTTTGTCATAACTTACTTTCTTTTTATGAATTTTTTAATTAAGTCTTTTTTTGATTCACCAAATGTTGCGGTTCTTATGTTACCTTGTGCGTCTTTTAGACCTACAGTATCATCCCTTTTAATTTTATCATTTGATAAATCAGATGCCAATTTTGTTGGGTCATCATAGACAGTCATTTGAGTTTCCTCACCTATCATTTCATCCCCCATTTCTAGTTCTGTGTTAGATTGTAATGGAATGTGTCTCATATAGATGTCTGGGTATAATTTCGCCATTCTTCTTAGAATGTGATCGGGATTTTTTCTCATATATCTAACAACCGCAGGATCCATATCGTCACCATACTTACCAAACACATCCTCAACACCTCTTTCTTTTGGTGTTGGCTTAAAATCTTTTTTACTATAAGTATCTCTCATCTCATAGTCCTCGTCAACATAACGTTCCATTAATTTACGTCTAGTTGCTCTCCTAATCTCTGATTCATATATTCTAATTTTTTTTCCCATAACTTACGTATTTATAGTTTCCTTTTCATATATTATTACCATATCTTTTTCATATAGTTTATCTTCTACCGAAGAAATTTCTTCACCAAAAGAGAAATATAGTCTTTTTTCGGGATAATCATCATATCCTTCCATATTTTCCCAAGCCATTGCAACAATTCCATCAACTGCGTCCCACATTGCAAATGAGTCAGACTCTTGTACTAAATCTAATTTTAAATCAGTATTTAATACACCTGACTTTTTTATTAATTTCCCTTCTGGTGGTTCTGGATTACCAGATGATGGGTACGAGTCCCATCCTTCACCATCTATATCATCTAAAATATCTGAAAAGAGGAATTCATAAATGTAATTCCCCTTCCAGTTTTGACCTATTTTATTTATATATACTAGTTTCATTATCTAAACATACCTCTTCTTCTGTAAGAAGGTTTTGGTTTATCCATATTTGGGTTTTCTGCCTTAGGTCTAGGATCAACTTTAGGACGTTTAATAGTTCTCCACTTATCACCTTTTCCTGGTCTAGTTGTTGGTGTAGTTATAGTTCTTTCCTTTTCTTTAGTTCCCGGACTATCATTTCTTAAGAAATCGATATCTAAGTCAATGAAGTCTTCATCGTTATCCATTTGTGCTTTAGGTCTAGGATCAACTTTAGGTCGCTTAGTAGTTCTCCACTTATCACCTTTTCCTGGGGTAGTTGTTGGTCTAGTTATAGTTCTTTCCCTTTCTTTAGTTCCTGGATTATTATTTCTTAAGAAATTGATATCTAAGTCAATGAAGTCATCACCTTTACCCATCTCAAAATCTAATTTACCATCATCGTTGTTATCCATATCTAAACGATTAGGGATACCATCGAAGTCTCTGTCTAAATCACCTGTGGTGGATAAGTAACCTTGACCAGTTGCAATTGCGTCCATTACAGACATATCTTCTTCATCTATATTACGTCTACTATCTTTTCTTCCTTTACGTAACATTTTGAAGTCTTCCGCATCGATTCTACCATTATTGTTTTTATCTAAATTTCTTTGTTTACCGGCAAGTTTTTCGTATACCATTTCACTTTCGCTAAGTTCACATTTCATACACATACCTTCGTTCATTCTACTACCACATTGTTCACAAAGTTCTCTTCTTTCTTTAATAACGTTTCTAAGTGTTTTTTTAGTTTCTCTTCTTAAGAAAGATTCCATTAATTGTTTTTTAGAAAAAACTCTACCTTCGTTTTTTTCTTTTTTACCTTCTTTATATTTTAGTGTAACATCACCACATTTGCAGATACCTTTTTCGTGTAACATATCCATTTGTTTTTTAGAAATGAATATACATTCTTTATCAGTTTCGGCAATTTTATCTAACAATATTGAATCTTCAACACCTGATTCTCTATATACTAAACACTTATCATCACATTCACAGATACCTTTTTTGTGTAACATATCCATTTGTTTTTCTGTGATGTTAAGAACTTCTTTTTTATCATCACCATCTTCTTTGTCCTCACCTTCAGATAGTTCATCACCACTTTCTTCCGGTGTTTTTTCAGTGGAACCCATATCGAACTCATCTACTTCTTCATCACCTCCCTTATCGAACTCGTCTGAAACTTCTTCGTCTTCTCCACCTTCTAATTTTGCAATAATATCTTCTTTATCTCCTTCATCCATTTCATCTAAATGCATCGCTGAGATAATTGAATTAATTACATATTTTTCTAAGTCAGAATCCGCTACATCCATATCTCTTAACAACTGTCCGATTTTACCGGTATATTTTTGTATCTTTTTAGTGTTATCATCACCTTCTTCATCACCCATATCCTCTTCAGTTTCTTCTTCACCGAAATCAACATCTGCGATGTCTCCTCCCATATCAACATTAACTTCAGTCTCATCTTCTACCTCATCTTCCACAGGTGCTTCTACTTTAGGGGTATTAACCTTAAGAACTTTCTTTTGTTCTTCTAAATCTGCGTCAGATATAATTTCTTTTTCTCCTTCAGTTTGATCTTCTTCATCTTCTTCCATAACAAATCCAAAACCTACCCCACCACCAAAGGCAACACCGTCAGACTCAAAAATATTAGTATTGTTTTCGATACCATAAGACTCATTCAACATATCAAACTTCATATTTAAGTGTTTGATTGCTTCCGCATATGACTTATATCTTTCATCATATTTGTTTTGTAGTCCTCCGACATAACTAAAGTCTTCTGATAAGAATCGTCCTGAAGTTTTATTTGAAGTTTTAATAAAGTAATCGTGATTTTCTCTAATGATACCATAAACAACGTCATTAGGTCCTTTTTTGATTAATTCTAATTCAGAATATGATTTACTTTCATTTAAAGTATTCATTTTCCCCATAAGATCTAACATCCTATTAAGTTTGTCTTGACCTTTTAATGTTTTTGGATTTACGTTTTTTCTCATTTTTATGTTTTTATTTCATTTTATCCGTTAGTTGGTAAACCGGTTTTAATGTTTACAAATTGATATTGTTCTGTACCACCAGTTGCAGTAATTAAACCTGTATTAATTTTTGTTTGTGGTGGAATTGAATTACCTAATAATAGGTATCCTGTACTTAGTGTTGTGCCATCCACTTGTACTATAATGTCTAATGTTTTACCTGCGACCCCAATAACATTAGTACCATTAATAGTGTATGTTGATCCAGAGTTGAAATAAACTGCACTATATACAAAATTAGTGAAGTCTGTAGTACCTGATGTATGTAATACGGAATAAGTTCCCGTTAAATATGTTCCCATAATTATCTTTTATTAAATAAATATTGCATTTTTCATAAAAAAACGCAAATTAATTTTTATAATGTTTTAATTCTTAACATAGACTCATCTAATGTTAAAGATTTATCATATGAACTATTCTCAATTTCACTTAATTTATCTAAATACATGGTTCTCCTTAATACTTTAAATGCGATATTCTCAAACGAATACTCACCTTCACGATCTAAACCAGTTTGTCTCATTTTTTTGATTTTTTCTTTTAGGTTTTTAATCATTCTGATAGTTTTATCGTATTCCTCATTTTTATACATATAATAGACATCATGTATTGTGTCTATAATATTATTAACTTTTTGTTCTACTTTTTTTGCGTCTATTTCTTTTTTAGTTGAGTCAGGTTGTACTACCCATCCATCCCATAGAATAGAATATACACCACTAGAAACGTGTGGTTCTTCAGTATCTTGCATATATAATTCCACATCATAACCTTTAATAGTTATGTCGTGTTTTTCATTCCATAAATTCTTTTTGGAGTTGAAATATTCTTTAACTAACTCTTCGTTTTCGTCAACTTCACCAAAATCTACTAATATATGTAAGTCTACATCTGAAAATTTTGACCAATTAAAGTTCGCCAAACTACCAGTTAAAATAATGTCATTTATGTCTACCCAACTTACATTTAATGTTTCAAAGAAATCATCTGCAATCATAAGAAGTCTCCTTCTAATATCCTCATACATATGTTGTTCTTTATCGAATATTTTTGGGTTAAGTGTGGATCTCACTTCAAATGAAGAGAAGTCAATGTTTTCTTTTTGGATGATATCATTGATATCTTGTTCAGTAATTTTTATAATATCCATAAATCTTTTTTTAATAAATATATTAATATATGGATAAATATCTTAAAAATAAGAAACGGGCGTATTCTTATTTTAATCCGTCAATAATTCCTTTTCTTTGTTTAAACAAAATTTAGGATTATTGAGTAACTTGTCTATTCTAGAGTCTATATATCTTATAGCCTCATTATGTAACTCAACCGTATGTGAATGGGATCGTTCAACCGTTTGGTCAATATTTCTATATGAGTCATCAATCCGTCTGTGGAATGTGTCATATATTTCTTTTATTTCACCAGAATAATTGTGTTCTGTTCTGTCTATTCTATTATGTATACTTCTATCTGTTTCAGATATGTAACTTTCTAAGTTTTTGTTAATTTTAATTAACTTTATAACCTTAAGTGTAACCCAAGTAATGACTATACCCATAAGCACAACCAATACAGAAGCAACACCCAAAGCGAATGATAATTTTTCCATAACTATTTGTTTTTAATTTTTATTTGTTATTTGTTATTTATGAAACGCCCGTTTCTATTTACTACCTATAGTAATAATTTCATATCTCCAACCCCTATCTGTGTTGGTATTTAATAGTTCACATAATTTCGTTACCACACCAAAACACGATGTCTCATAAACCTCACCATTCGAATCCAGTAAAATAACGTGTTGTGGTTTACCACCTTTATTCATAATCTTTTTTATCTGATAACTCTTAATCATAACGTCTTTTTTATTTCATTTATTTGTTCCACTATTGGTTGTACGTCTACTATATCACTTGATTGTGAATACGAATATTTTTTAATAACTGTGTGTAATACCTTACCCTGACTTTTACCCCCCTCAAACTTACTATAATCAGTAAAGGTAACTCCCTCATAGATATACTGTCTACCAGAGTTAAAAATAAGTGCCAATTTTTTTTCATTAACGACATACTTAGACCCTAAAATATTAGAAGAGTCATAAAGACACTCTATCGAACCGTTTTCTTCATGTTTTAATAAAACCATAATTAATCTTTTAAAAGTTTATATGAATGTATATTTTTAAGTTCATAAACATCTCCCTTAATTTCAGAAGGTTCACTTATGGAAACTCTTGTCTCTTCAGTAATTAAAACATAATTACCTGTTATTACCATTGCAGAATCTTCATATACTATTCTGTCTGTAGGTTTACCTTCTTCGTCTTTAAGTAATAAAACTATTTTTCTAAATGTTGGTGCACTTGGTATCATAATACAAAGATATAAAAAATTTATTATTTAAACAAATATAAATATAAAAAAAATCCACAACTTGTAAAGTCATGAATCATTTAAATGTAGTAGATATGTACTTAATCTATAGTTACCTTTCTATTATAGGACTTTGTTTTACTTAGTTTTTCTTTTGGTAAGTAAATTGTCGTTATACCGTTTTCTGTTTTTGCGTAAATTTCTTCACTGACAACATTTGTAGGGATATCAAAAGTTCTATGAAAATTATTATAGCGATACTCTTTAGATATATAATCACCGTTTTCTGTTTTTTCTAATTTATGTTCACCTTTAAATGATAATGTTTCACCATTAATTTCAATAGAAAGATTCCCTTTAGATAATCCAGGTGTAATGATTTCGTACCTATATCCCCATTCGTCCTCAAAAATATTAGTTGAGGGAATATTAGTACTAAAGCCTAATATTTTACCACCACTATTTAATCTACCTTTAAGATTATAATTGGGGGAAGAATTTTTAACTAACATCGTTTCGAACTCTTCGATTAACTTAAAAAAATTTGTACTCATTATTAATTTTATTTTTCATTGTTATTATGTTTACAAACGTTCAAGACAAACGTTATACCAACGACTAAAATGTGACAATTTGTCATGGATTGTTTATATGTTTACCTTTAATTTTGTAATAATTGACATCTATATCCTTTTCTTCTAATTCTTTTTTAGGTATATATGTCTCACCAGTTTCTAAGTAATGATCCATTCTCTTTCTACCGAAGTTAATATTGAACTCAACCAAATCAATACCAATGAACTTTCTGTTATTCTTTAGTGATGCCACTCCCGTTGTAGATGAACCTGCGAATGGATCTAAAACGACATCATTCTCATCACTACCAATCTTAACAAACCACTCTGCCAATTCAACCGTAAACGGTGCAGGGTGTAAAATACCCGGATTAGATTCCGCCGCAGCGATAACAACATTATGTGGTAACGATCCCTTTTCATTTAACTCCTTCATTTGTGAATCATAAACACCATCTCTAGAGTTAATTGTGGTAACAGGTTTCTCAAACCTTTTTTTAGTGACATCAGAATGTTCTGTCCTACAATTGTCAGCCCTAAATTTGGGTTTGTTTGAATTGCTAAAATGGAAAACATATTCGTATCTATCGATTGCCCTATATTTACAGTTTGTGGGTATTGCGTTCTTTTTAAACCAAATATATGGTTTCGCAACCATATACCAACCTTGTTTCCTCATCTTATATCTTAACTCATCTAAAACAGGATGAACAACACCCTTATCAATTTTATCGTTAATATTTAAGAAAAAACTACCATCAGGTTTAAGAACCTGTAAAAACAATTCAGTGAATTCTAACAACCAATCTGCGTAATCGTCAACGTGAATGGATCCGATTTCCCCATCATCATTTCCACTATAATTCTTTCTCATTGAAAAATAAGGGGGAGAAGTGAATATCATATCAACCTTTTCACCGTTATCGATCATTTCTTTTAGAACGATTTTTGTATCACCTAATTGTAATTTGTATTGACTTTTCATGATTTTATAGTTAACTTTGAAACAAAGATAATGATATTTAATTAAAAAAACAAATTTAAAATGAAAAAAGTATTACCTAAAGTTAAGAGGATTATAAATATGTCCATAAAACAGGCGAAATTTTATGGTGATTATGAGGTTAGAATTGAACATATAATAATATCATTAATAAACGACTATAATAATAATGCGATAAAGACATTAATTAATATGGGTGTTGATGTGGATAATTTACATAAAACTATAGAGAAGTCTTTGTTAAGAGAAGAGGATTATGATAATGTGAAAATTAATAATAAAGATTTCCCATTGGAAGAAATGACAGAAAACATTTTAAAGGGTGCGGAAATAGAGTGTGATAAATTAAACGATGAATACTTGGACACCCAACACATTCTTTTGGCAACACTTAAAGTAAAAACTAATATGTCCTCAATGTTAAAAAGTGCGAAGATTTCTTATAAAAATTATAAAGATAACATTGTAAGTGCGATAGAACCTATGGAAAATGAAGATGAAAATAAAAGTAGAGAAAGTAAAAATAAATTAAAAAGTAGTAAGTCTAATGAAACACCTATATTAGATAATTTTTCTATCGATGTTACTAAAAGAGCGTCCGAAGGTAAGATTGATCCGGTAATTGGTAGGGACGAGTCAATTCAAAGAGTTGCCCAAATATTGGCGAGAAAGAAAAAGAATAATCCTATTATTATTGGTGATCCGGGTTGTGTATTAGGTGATACTAAAATCAAGGTTAAGAAAATATCTGACATATCAATATAGACTTCAAACATGATGAGTGGTACCCAGATGGTAAAAAATATAGGTACGATTTCTACCTTACTAAATACGACACATATATCGAATATTTTGGATTAATTAAAAATGTTGGTTATGTTGATAATAAAATGTTAGACGAATATTCACGTAAAATGGGTGATAAGATTGTCTTTTTTAAAGACAATGGTTATAATGTTATTTATGATACCTCAGTTAGTGAAATTATTAAAAAATTAAATAAAGAGTATGGAAACAAAGGAAAATAAAAAAAGTATGGAAATCGATGATGTTGTTGAGATGTCAGTTACGGATTTCTTTAACATGGTAAAAGACGAAGGTGGTACCTACCAAATAGAAACTGATGAAGGTTTTAGTAGTCTGGGTTCTTTAATAACTAAAAAAGATAAAAAATGTTTTAGGGTTGAATTATCTAACGGTATGTTTTTGGAAGCATCTGAGGATCACTATTTAATGGTTGATATTGAGGATGGTAGGGTTAAGAAATTAGATGGTGCTACATGGTTACCATTAGGTTTAGTAGAAATTGGTGATTTTGTTAACACTATTGATGGTATGGTTGAGGTTGTATCTAAAACGGACATAGGGGTTCATGATACGTATGATTTTGAGGTTAAAGATAATAACCATAGATACGTCTCGAACGGGATAATTAGTCATAATACTGGTAAAACCACAATAGTAGAGGGGTTGGCGTTAAAAATTGTACAAGGTGACGCACCTAGAACGTTGTTAGATAAAAGAATTGTTTCATTAGACTTAACTTCATTAGTTGCGGGTACAAAATATAGAGGACAGTTCGAAGAAAGGATTAAAGGTGTTGTTGATGAACTTATGGGTGTAGATAATGTGATATTATTTATAGATGAAGTTCACACTATAGTAGGTGCAGGTAACACAAGTGGATCTATGGACGCTGCGAATGTATTAAAACCAGCGTTGGCGAGAGGTGACTTACAATTGATTGGTGCAACCACATTAGATGAATTTAGAGAAAATATAGAGAAGGATGGTGCCTTAGCGAGAAGATTCCAACAAGTAATTATTGACCCACCTTCAGTAGAAGATACGATAAAAATCTTAATGAAAATTAAAGATTCGTATGAAACTTACCATAAAGTATTTTACCCAACAGAGACAATCGAACAATGTGTTAAGATGTCGGATAGATATATCACAGACAGAGAATTTCCCGATAAAGCGATTGACATTATGGATGAGGTTGGATCTAGAAGTCAGATTAACGTTAAAGTCCCAAAGGCAATTAATGATTTAGAAGATAAAATTTTAGAGTTAAAAAATAAAAAGAGTGAAGTTGTTAAGAAACAAAAATACGAAGAGGCGGCGAGATTAAGAGACGAAGAGAGAATAATCAACGAAAGGTTGGATGGTGAAAAGGTAAAGTGGGTAGATAGTTTAAGTAAAGATAAAAAAATAATAACCCCTGAAGACGTTAATGAAGTGGTTGCATCTATGACGGGAATACCATTAAAAAGAATTAGTGGTGATCAAGGTAAGAGGATGTTAGAGATGGAAAAAGAGATGGGTAAACAAGTTATCGGTCAAGAAGTAGCGTTAGAAAAGATTGCCAAATCATTAAGAAGAAATCGAGTTGGGATCAGGAACCCTAAAAAACCAGTAGGAACTTTCATGTTTATTGGAAATAGTGGGGTGGGTAAAACTCATATTGCGAAAAAATTGGCGGAGCATATGTTCGGTGATGAAGATTCATTAATTAGATTAGATATGTCTGAATTTCAGGAAAAACATTCTATCTCTAGATTAATAGGTTCTCCTCCGGGTTACGTTGGACATGAAGATGGTGGGCAACTCACTGAGAAAGTTAGGAGAAAACCGTATTCTATTGTACTATTTGATGAGATTGAAAAGGCACATAAAGAAATATACAATATCCTATTACAATTATTAGATGATGGACATTTAACGGATTCGTCAGGAAGAAAAGTTAACTTTAAAAACTGTATGGTTATAATGACATCTAATGTTGGTGTTAAGAAACTACGAGACTTTGGTACGGGCGTTGGTTTTGGTACTAAATCTAAATTGGAGAAACGAGATGACATTAAAGAGAGTATGTTAACTGATGAACTTAAAAAACAATTTCCACCTGAGTTCCTAAATAGATTAGATGATGTTATTATATTTAAATCATTAACTAAGGAACAAATCGGTAAGATTGTTGACTTAGAAATTGTTAAATTAGTGAAAAGGGTATCTGAAATAGGTTATACACTACAAATAAATAAAACTGCGAAAGATCATTTAGTGGATGTCGGATACGATGAAGAATATGGGGCAAGACCATTGAATAGGGCAATACAAAAACATATTGAGGATCCTGTCTCTGAAGAAATTTTAAGTGGTAGAGTAGAAGAAGGTCAAACTATTAAAGTGAGTTATTCTAAGGCAAAAGAAGAAATTGTGATAAAAATCTCTTAAAAAATTTGGCAGTTTAAATTATTTGTTTTTTATTCGTATTATAAAACAAATAAATATGAAAAATTTAGTATTTAGTTCATAAACACCACCTCTACTCAATCGTAGAGATGGTGTTTAATATAAGCCCTAAATCGGTAACATCTGCGACAGTAGTTGATTATTCATTAAGATTTCCAATATTACCTTTTACCATAATAATATCTATTTTCTATTATATCTTCTACGTGACTCAGAAATTTGATTTCTTTTTTCTCTTTTTACTTCATTAACGATTCTTTCGATCATCTCAACCATTTCTGATTCCGTAAGTCTGATTGTTTTTTTACCTTTATTCATTTTATTTATTTTTACTCTATTGTTATTTTAATCTATTGTTATATTGACCACATTATCCCCTGACAGAACTCATCTTTCATCTTGTAGAATTCTTCTTTATTTTCACCTTCTAAACCATTAGTGTCGAAAGAAAGTCTAACGATGGTAGCACCTTCTTTAGTACACATTTTCTTTAATGTTTCGTTGTTAACTTTTTTAATCGGGTTACCACCTGCAGATATTCCAAATACAGTTTTTAATTTTTCATATCCCTCACCAGGTATTTCCACAATATTATTATTACTTAATGAAAGCATTACCAATGTGTCCAATGGTAAGTAATCCGCAGGTGGGAATTTATCAAGGCCACAATTTATGGCTGCTAAATGACTTAGTTTTTTGAATCCTGATAAGTCTGGTAGAGTTTTAATCTTCATATCAGAAAAGTCTACCATCTCAACAGTATCCTTATCTAAATACTCTGTAACATCGACATCATCAACATTATCTAATAACCAATTTAAGTATTTGTTTTGTTTTAATGGTACAGTTTGTTCTGACGCTAATTTCTTAATATTCTTAACACCTTCTTCATACGCTTCACCGCTTATGTGTTCTTTCGCGGATCCACCAAACTTATTTAAATATTTAATATATGAACTCTCCATAAGTCCCGATCCTTTTCTTACGTCCATCTCTACTAACGCACCCAATTCTTTCTTAAAGAAATCCCTAAGTCCTGAAAATCTATTTAAAACACTATCTAACTTACTGCTGTTTTCTATAGATGAGTTATTTTTATCGTGTATTTGATTAGATTCAAAATGGAATTGTAGTGGATATAAACCACCTTCATCATCACCATCGAAAAGTTTTTTAGGCATAATTACATAATAATCGGAAAGTGACCCATCAGGTTTTGGGTTATTTCTTCTATAACTATCAAAATAACTGTTACCTTCTCTTCTAGTACACCAAGAGGCTAAACCACCTAAAGGTTCACAACTCGAATCCCTTGTTAATGGTGTATATACTAATACGTCATTATCTCGATATGCTAGTCTTGCCTCACCTAAGTCAACGAATTTTTTCAAACTTTTCCAAATCTTACTTTCCCCATCTTCGTCTTCATCTTCGGCACCAACAAAGGGACTCACTACACTATATAGGTGTGCTAGATCGCTGTATTGGTTGATGTCTGTCACATTTTGAGGTGCGTTAGGTCTATTAGGTGCACTTCTTTTAAATACTTTTTTACTTTTAACTTTATCGAAAACACCTAAAAATTCATTCGCTTCAGGTAAATCTTCCGCTAAAAATCTAACCGCTTGTTCGAAATCATTTTCGTTAATATGATTCATAAACACTTTAATCATCCACTGAACATATTGTTTATTGTTCGATGGGTCGGCATCTACAATGTCTTGAAATATTTCTGGCGATAATTTTATTGATTGTTTACCATTTCTACTAGTAACAATATATGCGATATCGATACCCTCATGATTTTCGATAGGTTTAACGTTAATTCTTCTATTTCTACCACCTCCCGGTTCTCTTTCATCTTCTCTTTCATTTTCACCCTCTACCGCTTGGTCTAATGTTTCTGGATCAATTACATTTTGATTTCTTAAGAATTCTACCCTATCTTCTTTAAGTAATATCTTATATTGATTTTCAGATATAATGTATTTCATAATTTAGTTTTTATTATATAAATATATTGTTTTTAATAAAAAATTCAATCCTTAATGTATTGTGAGTTTTTGAATAATTCATATTCTACATTACGCCTATTTTTTAATCCTTTTGATCTATAGGTTTTAATTAGTTCTGCTGCATCATCATAGTTACCTTTTTTAAGTTTTTGAATGAAATCAGATGTTCTCACTCCCTCACACCCACTATTAATAACTAATGAAATGAGTGCCTCATATTCATTCAGTTTAAGTTTATATCCCTCATGATTTGTTTCCTTCCAAGAATTTAAAAATGTTTTTACACATTTTGCGGCCTCATTCACGTCCTTAATAAATAGATCATTTGCCTTACTTTTAGATATTACGTTACCCTCATACGCTTCTTCACCTGTATGTCCATAACCAATAGTCCAAACGCCTACGGTATCTTTGTATGCCTTTAATAACGGATCTCCTTTTTTGGTTGGACTACCCTCATGCCACCTTAACCAATCCCAAAAATTTTGACTGGCGATTAATTTAGTGCCATCACTTCTATTGTCACTTTCAATTATTAATCTTTTTAATTGATTTTCAGTAATTATAATTTTCATATTTATAAATATATTATTTTATAATAAATATATGAAAAAACCATTAAAATATAATAAAAAATACCGAAGAAAGTCTTCATCTGAAAAAATTAAAGATAAAATTAGGTATCAAATACGTAAAATTACAAAAAAATACCCAAAAATCAAACAAAAAATCAAAAATATTAAGGATTTAGAAAAAAAATTGTATTATGCGATGGTTTGGGAGGTTACGGAACTACAACCATACTATAATTTAGAGAATTCTGACAAAAGAGGGTGGAAAAACTATCATTTAGATCATATTTGTAGCATTTCAGTTGGGTATCATAATAATATTTCACCAGAATTGATTGGTAATATTAAAAATTTACAATTCCTTCATTACAAAGAGAATATCGATAAAGGTTATAAGGTAAAACCTCATATTTTAAAAGAAATGTTAAAAAAATCAAAAAAATATTAACGTTTTTACTATAAATCGAAAACCCCCAACCCTCTTTAGGGGTTGGGGGAATGTCATCTATACTCGTACTAATAAGGTTAAAAAAGTAAATAAATTAACTGTTCATTAAACTAATTGCCTTCCTAACTAAATCATTTTTTTGTTGTTCTAACAAATCTAACTTCGCTTTTTGAGTTTCGTTAAGTTCCATACCAGCAGATTCAGATTTAATATCTGCAATTTGTCCATCTAATTTATCATGTTGTAACAATAATGAATGATAAAGTTGTCCTTTTTGTTCGTTATTCATTTTTCTTTAATTTTTTTAAAATGTTATTTAATTTAGACCCAAACGATTACATATCTATTATCTACCGTTCAAATCATTCTACTCAATCTACCCAAATACTAAAAATGGATGGGTTTTTCGGGTGTATATTATAAAAAAACTGATATTAGTTATCAGTTTCTTCTATTACTTCTACTTCTTCGATATCAAGTTGTCTATCTTTGAGTTTTTCTATCTCTTTCATAAACTCTTTTTGAAATATTTTTTGTACTCTTCTTTGATCAGATTCAATTCTTTCTGTCCTAGCCTTAGATTTTTGTTTTTGATTTTTTCTATGTCTACTTTTTGGCATAATTAAAATTTTTATATTATAAGTATAACTATCTTTTATTAAAAAGTCAATATTTATTATTATGAAACTATTGGATTTATTATTAGAAACTGTATCGGTACCATTTAAAGAAAGTTGTGTTTTGACAATAACAAACTCTGATGGTGAAGAAATCGTAGTAAATTGTGAAGTTCCAACTACAGACGAAGAGAAAATGACAGGTTTAATGTATAGAGATAATCTTTGTGATAATTGTGGAATGTTTTACGATTATGTTGATGGTGGGTTTTGGATGAAAAATGTTAATTTCCCAATTGAGATGATTTTCATAAATAATAATCAGATTGTTGACATTAAAAGGGCGAAAGCGCAAGATGAAACAACAATATACTCTTCCGTAGAATCAAATGGTAATTTAGAAGTAAATGATGGTTTCAGTAAATCAAATAATATCTCTATTGGGGATAAAGTTTATATATCATAAATCTCAGGATATTGTTTCCCAAAAACCCTAAGTAACTCACCCGCCTTTGCGTTCGCCTCATCTTCCCAAGGTGACCCATCTTCACCCTCATCAGGATTACCTCTTAAATCACCTCTTTCATTTTGTTTATGATGTACCATTTCATGTGCAATGGATCTAATTATATCTGGAGTTGCCCTATCTCTTGTTAGGACATTAATCTCACCATCTATCATATCATAATTCGCCAATGTCTCAATGTCATCACCATTATCAGTTAAATTAACTCTAAATCCATCACCTAATGATAATTCCCTTTTTCCGAATTCAATAAAATCACCAACTATACTTTCATTCAGTGTTTCATTATCTGAAGGTATAATCATTTTAATACCCATATCTTTTAACTTATATGGTAATTTTCTGAAAAATTCGTTTACTACATAATCCATAGAAAAAGAGTCATCAATGTCGTAAACACTATTAAGTTTTCCCATAATTGAGATTCGGTTAGCGGAACTCTCACACCCAAATAATTCATATCCATCTTTTAATAACGTTCTCCATACAGTACAATTAAAAATAAACAATTTACTTTTTAGTAAAATATCATCTTCCAATAAAACCCATTCACCCGCATCTCCGAAATCTTCATTATAATCCAATACCCCCTTTTCCACCAAAGTATCTAACCAATCATAAACAATTTCATAATAAAATTCATCTGAATTATATTGTTGTTTTGGGTTATTTATTCTGAAATAATATCCTTCATCATATACGTCTTCAGGATCATAATGATAGTCCCACCCTAATTGTTTTATATATTTATCTTCATGTCTTATTCTTTCGAGATCGATATCAAAAACACCAATATCTTCCATCTCACTAACAGATCCAAACGAAGTCATGTTATTTGACGGTGAAATATATATAGTTTCTAATAAAGAATTAACCACACCATCTAAAAACTTTTGATGGTTCGGGTGTGTAAACTCCTCTTTTAATATTTTCCTAATTAAATCTTTCATTGTTTAAAATTATTTTGTTCATCTTTATCAATAACCTCAAATTCATCAATACCCACAATCAAATTTAAAATTCTACCGTTATCCCAATCAACGTTTAAAAGATCTTCATCGAACATATTAATTGTATCTATTGATGTAACAGTACCTGTAGTGTTAGGTTCTATTGGGTTAGGATCATCAGGCATGTTAATTAAACGTATTCTGTCTCCAGGTAATGCATTATTACCGTCACCATAGTTATCCCTAACAAATTTATTAATAATCTCATAATATAAGTCAGAACGATACTCTATATCGTATATATTAACTAATTCTGGTCTAACCTTTTCCGTTGCGTACCCCAATACATTACTAAAAAGATTAAAGTCTTTATTTGGGTTGGACATTTTACCATACCTTTTATTCAGGAAGTCTATTAATGTGGATATAAATTTTTGTCTTGAATTCATATTATTTTTTTAACTTTAGTTCTCGTATGATACAAATATAATAAAATTTTATTAATAATAAGATAGTTTGTCTGATAATATTTCATTAAAATAATTCCATTCTATATTTCCCGCACCACCATATCTAAAATGTTTATCTGTATTAATACTAATTTTATCTTCAGGTAAAAAATAATTATACTCTGAACTGTAACCCTCCTTTTCTGATTCAATGATATTATTATAAATATCGTAAAAACTATCAGGATAATCATCTTCTAAAATACCTAAAAGAGACTCTTGAAAGAAAGGAGATTGTGTGAGTTCTCCAATTTCTAAATCTGCGACATATTCTAATCCCATATTAAGATTACCATCACTATTCACTTTATTTTGTAATTTACCACCAAAACCACTTAAATAATCCTCAATACCATTTTCAAAATCAGAATGTAAGTAATCTATATCTGCGCTGTATTGTGCGTCACTGGCGGCGCAACCAATATCACTACCAAACTCATTTTCAACAAACTCCTTAAAGTCTTCTTCTGATTCTTCACCTTCTAAATCTTTTAAATAATGTTCTTTAAGTGTTTTAATATTAGATTCATCTATTTTATCAAACAACCAAGAATCAAAATCCATACATTCCCAAGTAGTATCATAATCCCAATCACCACTTAGATAGTTTTTAACCATATCTTGTATGTCATAATCCCTATCATCTACAAACATACCTGATAAATCATCTGCATCGAAAACTATTCTTATGTATTTTGGTGTTCTATTATTATATTCTGTTAAATACTTATAGATAAAATTATATTCTTTTTCATATTTTTCACCTTGTTCATTATTTTGAAAATCAAAAACTTTTAATAAGTCAAATATTTTATCGGGATTACTATCGAATGCCTTAAAAACTTTTTCGTATTGTACTTTTGTTGCTAAATCATCATTAAGGGGGTTAAACTCTTTCTCCTCCTCATCATACCTTTCAATATCTTCATTAATACTTCTATATTCATCATTTGGTTCCCAAGAAGACTCTATTAAGTCGAATAACTCACTTTGGATGTATTCGTACTCACTCTTATCCAACATATCTAAGAAATTAATTTTTTCATCACCGTATACATCACTTTTAAAATCTCCGTACCAAATCTCACCCATAAAATCAATAAAATCATTAAGATCTTTCAATTTGTAACCGTTTATACGATAAGGATCAGATTCATATTGTACATAATCATCATATAAAACCTCATACGCATTTTCCACAAATATTAATTTCTTTAAATGGATTCTAATCATATCCCACAAAGTATCGGATTCATCTTCAGTAACACCGTATAAATTTCTTAAACATTTTCTAACCTCCGTACCCAGATAACTGTCCTTTTTAAGTTGTACCTTATTTACATTCCATTTTCCGATATGAGAGTTAATGTCACATATATTAATTTCTATATTAGTAACGGGGTTATAATTTAAACGATTTTTGATTAAAGTATTAAATAGTTTTTCTAAAAATTCTTGTTGTTCCATTGTTTAATAGTCACATTTATTTATATAAATATTGTTTTTTTTTAAATAAGTATATATATTTGTATTATGAGTAGAAAAAAAGTTAAATCTGAGTCATTAGAAAAAACCACACCTAAGAAAAGGGTAGAAGTTAAAGAAAAAAAAAGTCCGATTACTTATGTTCCTAATGATAGTAAAATTAGATGGGATAAGATAAAAGGAATTAATGGTGAAATAGTTAGATTTAAAATGGAGGATAGTGAAATAACAAAAGAGAGGTTAGACAAAAAAAAACACACGCAACTATACGTAGGTATCGACGGTAATGATTTATACTTTTATTATGAGATTATTGTGTAAATTGGTTTCCGGGGTTATTAGAGGGTCTATCACCCCCCCTTTCACTTGAAACTGAAGCATCTAAATCTTCTATAATAATTTCATTTGTATCGATAACCATTTGATAAGCGTCCATTGCATCTGCAATATGTGTACTCAGTCTATCGAAGGAAACATTTGTCATCTTAGACCTATTAGATTTGTCAACTATCTTCTGTAACTCTTTCTTAGTCTCTACTAATTCCTCATTTAATTCGTTTATTGCACCACTTAATTGGTAAGCGTATTTGGTGTAGTCGTATCCTGTGCCTTTAAACATACCCCCAATACCCTTAAAGCCAGACATAATTCTTCTACCTAGTCCTTCGTCTAATCTTTTAGTATGTTCTATAATTCTATTTAAATCTGATTCACTTAGATTTATTATTTCTCCGTTCTTTTTAATTTTCATAATATATTTTTTTAAATTCCTTGATCAGGATACCATTCATAATCATCTTCGTACTCCATAACTTTATTTTATTATATATAAATATATTGACTATTTAAAAAAAATCTCATTTTTGTGGGATTTTTTTTTGCCATATGAAATATTTTTTTATATTTGTTATAAAAAATTAAATAACTATGAAAAATTTAATAATCATTTTAGTCTTATTGGTGAGGATCAGGTTTCCCTATATTTATTCTATTGTCCCTAATCTAGCGAATTTACCATTTTCCCATACTTCTATCTTTTCTAAGATACCATCATTATCATAAACGTATTTTCTACCACTAAAAAATTTACCGTTTTTGAAATCTCCTTCATGAGATAGTTCTTGAAAATTACCTTCTTTTTTATCTGAATGTTTACCAGTCTTTAAATCAACATAGTATATTTGACCCTCACCATCTTTGAATTCACTTTTAGGTGTGGGGGTCTTTAGTTCTGGTTGCGTAGAACATTCCAAATTTGCCGTCCAATAAGTCCCACCAAACGGTGCGTAGATATCAATAAAATAATTGTAACCAGATTCTTTGTTTATTGTGTGAGTAAAACCGTTTACTCCACCTTGTAAATCCATTCCGGTAATTGTTTTTACTTGTTTAGATAAAGATGTAAAGTCTGGATCACCTGAAGATAAAGAAGTAATGTAACCACTATCTTTGATTAAATCTTCTTTACCACCTAACTTATTTCTTTTAATGACAAATCTGTCAGGTATAACATATGAGTCTCCCTTGAATATTATTTCACCTGCGTAATTCACATCAAAATCAATGACAATTCTATCTGCCAAATAATTAGGTAGAATACCTGCACTACCAGACGCCTTAATCGGTGTCTCACATTTATTAACTTTTATTACGGAAGCGTCACTAAACTGTTTAGTAGGTGTTCTATATTCTCTACTGAATTTAGGGTTTTCTTTAAAGTTAAATAAAACACCAGATGGTATGGTAACTCTAACTTCTTTTTCGTTTAGATTAGGGTTAGGGTCACTTATTTTACCTTTAAGTGGTGTTACGAATTTTTCGATTAATCCTTTAATTGCCTTTCCTCTATTTAAGGCAATAACTTTATTATCATAAGTAACCTTACCATTATCATAATAAGATTTATTGACTAACTCTTGTGAATATCCTGTCGGTATTTGATTGGTGGCACCCTCAGATGATGCACCACTTTGTATTTGAACGTTGTCTATTTTAGCCCCTTTACTAATTGATAGATTAAGTTTAGTTATGAAGTCATAAAACTCAGGCGTTAACTCATTTAATTTTATATCGTTTATCGTATTGAATGTAACCCCTGGTTTTATAGGGTACGCTAAATTATCGGGAAAGGTTTCTTTAAACTTAAAAGTTTCTCTCTCATTTTCATCCTCATTCAATAACTTTTTATCGTAATTAAAATTAAACTCATAGAGTGTCTTCATCCTTTCTCTCTGTTCGTTTAATGATTGTATTTTATTCTTCATGTTTAACACTTTATTTATATAAATATGATTATATGATAGAAAAAAAATTATTTTTTTGTAAAAAAATTTGGCAGTTTAATTTTTTTGTCTTATATTCGTATTAATAAAACTAAATAAATTATGAAATCTTTAAATTTAATTATCGCAACACTTACACTTCTTTTGTCTATCAATGGAATTTCTCAGAAACCAACTGACTATATCCCAGACTTAAGTGAGAAGTCTTCTTCTTATTGTGAACAATTATTCATTGAAAAATTGAATAAAGAAAGAGTTAAGTTGGGTAAAAAACCATTGGCGTTTGATACTTTATTGGCACCGGCGGGTGATCACCACGCCCTTTATATGAGAAAATTGGGTAAATTAACTCATTGGGAAGATGATGATGTAGAAGGTATGGTAGAATACCCTTCACATATATCTAGATTAAGATTACTTGATAGAACTAAAATTGAAGATTTGAGTGAAGACATTGGTACTGGGGTTATTAGTATATCACAGGCATATAATCCAGCAACATTCAATTCATGTAGTGATCATTTTATTAAACTTTTTAGTAATTCAACAGATCATTGGAATGATTTAACGAACTCTAATTGGGATTGTATTTATGTTGTGATTGATTTCTTACACGACTATAGAGAAAATCCGATATCATCTGGAATGTACATAACAGTTATCGTGGGTAAATATACTGATGAATATAAAATAGAAAAAGGGGTTAAATAACCCCTTTTTTTTATGACTTTTTCTTACCACCACTTACTATTTTGGTTATATAATTGATCATAAATGCACCATTATCAACCGCTAAGTCTCTATCGAAGTTTGAATTGCCAACACCCAACTTACTAATGAATGTCTCAAAATCGTTAATTTCACTAACGTCTGATAATTTTGTACCATCCATAATTATTGTTAAAATATCTTCACCTTCCTGACGGTTATTTAAATATCCACTTGTGGTTAAAGCTGTCACAATTTTACTGTGGGCATTACTACTAACGTTTTTAAAAGCCTGTGTCTCAAAAGCCCCAGTTGGGTTGTCTGTCCATGCTCCTTGTCTAAATTCAGCACCACCAACACCACCTTGAACACCTCCGGCAGAAATAGGATTCTGACCCGTACTGCCATCCCAAAAGTAACTAAGTACTATTGGTTCTGTACCACCGGCGGGTGTTAATTTAATTGTTCTATTCCCTTGATAATATGTTTGAGTAGGGTCTTGCGTTATACTACCACCCTCTACACCAAAGTCTTTAGCCAATTTAACTTCTAAATTATTAATAAACTCTATTTTTGGTTTACCCTGTTCTATAGGATATTGAGCTTCATCTTTATATTTTGCGTTTAAGAGGATGAATTTCTCTTCCTCAGTTTTTCCTGGCATTACTTTACCACTTGTTTTGATTGTAATACCCGGAATCTTTTCTTGAATATATTTGGCAACTGACTCAGCTCTCTTCTCCGCTAAGTATTGGTTTCCTGCATCATAATTCTCACTTTTAGTGATATCTATACCACCAAATGGTCGTGAGTCTGGGTGATCCAATTTTATCCCACCAGGACCAGTCTCAGTAGGTGCTTTATCATTTGCAGCGCCTTGAATAGACATTACCACATTTTTAGCGTCAAACCCTGAGGTATCGAGTAAATTCTGAATAACTATGTCTAACTGTTCCTTTAATTGTTCGGAATTTGTGGCGCCGTCAATAGTAACCATATTATCCTTATATAATGCCTCAACTTTAGGTGGGTCAACCTTTAATGGTTGTGGTTCGCCTAAAGACTTATAAAAAATATTATTTCCGAATTGTCGTTGAATATCTTTTGCGTTTCTAATTCCTGCGTTGAACTGTGTTACTTTTTCATATTCCTCCGTTTGTTCATTAAGAAAATATTTTTTGACTATCTTTTCTTCTGTTAATCTATCTAATGATGTAATGTTTTCTCTATCCGATTTAGAGTCATAACCCATTAGTTTTCTCATTCTATATATTTCTTCAGTTAAATTCCGTTTCATAATAATACCCTTTTTATAATATAAATATACGTAACCCACAAAAAAGTAATTATCATTTGTATAATTAATATATTTTTTGTAAATTTGTAATATCAAAATAGTTAAAATATATGGTAGTAAAAATTGAACGTTGGTCACCAAAAAATGAAACCGTTGTAACAGAGACGGGTTTTAGATATTTAGATACAAAGTCTGTTATTACTAATATAGAAACTTGGGAAGGGGATAAAGAAGAGATATTCAAAAGGTTTGATAAGGAGAATAATAGTCTAAGATATTGTAACGGAAGTCATTGTGAATTTGAAGATGAAACATTACACACTGAATATATAAATTGGTACAAATCTTTAGATGAAAGTACTAAGTTTAATATGTTCTATAGTAATGGTGTTGTAGATTAAAAAAAATCTGATGGAGAAATGTTGTAAAGAATGTCCTTGGATTGTTAGAAACAAAAACAATGACTCAATAGTTAACCATTCTAAAAAATGGGGAAAGAAACATAATTGTCACATGTTAATTACCGGTACAAACAAAAAACTCTGGACAGATAATCCAGAGTTTCAATGTGTGGGCAATAAAAAAAATATTTAAGACCCCATTTTACCCATACTACTTGTGTGGTCGGTCATAAAAAATAAAACATCTCCGGAATAAATCTTATCCGGATCAATAATGTGTGTATTTAATTCTTTATTAAAAGGTAAAAAATGTAAACCATCTTTTTCTTTAGATTTTTTTATTATACCATCAATATCATCACCAGATTTTACCATATACGGTATTAAACCTTGTATAGATTTAGTCATTTTGTTAATATAACCTTGAGTTAATTTTTCATTCTGTTCATTCAACAACCGTCTGTTCGATTGTTCAATCATCAATCTCTTTTGTTTTTCAATTCTTCCCATTTTTTTTTATGTTTAATATCTACCACTAACATACATATATAATACTTCAGGTATCATAACACATTGTGACATATTACCATTTTTATCTATACAATCAATAACCTCTAAACTTCTAACAATATTTTTAATATTCATAGGCGCCTTCATAGTTACATTCTCTATATATTGTTTAGTGTATAATTTATTCGAATCATAATATGACTCAGTTAAAATTTTATTATATTGTGATTCTGTAATTCTTATTTTCATATTTATTTTTATTTCATTCTATTATTCTACTCACTCACCATTGAGTTGTAGTTTCCGTAATTTGGAGTTTGTCCTTTGGACGACACCCAATCCGAAAATAAATCAGTATATTCATTTGTCGTTAGTTGATTAATTAAATCACCACCCATATGTCTCTCAAACTCATTTACAATGTCGGAAGATAAATCATCATAACCAAATTTATATTTCATATCTTTTATTACTTTTTCCATATTAACTATAGACTCACCCAACAAACGTTTATTTGATAGTTCAATAATTAATCTTTTTTGTTTTTCAATTCTTCCCATTGTGGATATTTATTAATAAATATATGAAAATCAATAAAAATTCAAATTATGTACACTTATAACGCAAAAGTAGAACGTGTTGTTGATGGGGATACCATTGACGACTTGGTAGATTTAGGATTTGACATATGGAAAAAAGTAAGAATCCGTTTTTATGGTATTGATACACACGAAAGTAGAACCAAAGATTTAGAAGAAAAGAAAAAAGGTTTACTCGCCAAACAAAGGGTCATTGACATTCTAAACGAAAACAATAATGAAATTATTTTAAAATCATTTGGTGTAGATAAATATGGTAGATGTCTAGGTGAAATTTTTGTTACTACATTAGGTGAAACTTCACTACAAAAGACATTGATTAATGAGGGTCATGGTGTGGAATACTTTGGTGGTAGTAGATAATACGAAAATAATGAGATATTACCTCATCACTCGTTTTATTTTCCACCAATCACTCTTTTAACTATTCTACGTAAATCAGATTCAGTTAACTTATAATACTTAGTATCCTTATCAATACTACCCATATCTCTCATAACAACACCAGACTTAGTTAAACCAATAACATCAACAAATTTATCCATCATTAATAGAATATTGGTTTCTGTCATTTCGATCCCCAATGATTTTAATACGGATATAGACATTCTTCTAAGTTCACCTATTGTATATCCCCTTCTTTCGTCTAACCTTCTTTTCATAATTTCTTTTATTATATAAATATATCAATAATATAAAAAACTCTCTTCAAGAGGGGTCGGGGTGATTCGGACAATTCGGTCATACAAAAGATTAATAAATTACATGATCAATAAAAATAAGTTCATGTCTCGGTTTGTCAGAATACTTAGAGGGAACGGAATGACACGTTTTTATTGTATTATAACCACTAAATGAACCATTACGTAAATTAACAGTTAACAATCTATTCACATAACTCCTATACGTGGGAAAATATAACAAATGGTGATCAATCTTCCCCAAATAATCTTTAACCTTATTTTCAATTATTAGATTATATTCCGACACAATAATATCCCATATATAACCAACCTCCTCTTTATCTGTAACCATATAGTTAACATAGTGGTTATATATTATTGCATATACATCATTAATAAAATTCATATATATATATATAAAATAATATTTACCATACCTCTTACCACCAAACGATAATTCATATACCACCCTTTGTGTTTTACCACTCGTATCGATGCAATCACCATCATAAAACTCAATACGAAAACTATCACCATACACGACAAATACATCAATAACAAATTTGTTTAAAGGCGCAACTTTCCTAATAAAATTTTCATTTACCATATAGAATATATTAAATACTGTGATAAACGCCAACGGAAGAATCCCAATGGGTATTCCTTAGATCCTTAAGAAACTCATAATGTTCCTCTTTAGGAATGGAATCCAACACAACCTTAATTCTGGGGGTTATGGGAATCATAATACCACCAGTCATACATTCAATACCATCCTTTTCAATAACACTTAAACGATTTTTCTCATCAACATATAATGAAACCAATCTAACAATCTCAACCCCATCTGTAGAGGGTGTAACATGATATACATTCATAGTATTTAATTTATAATACAAATATAAACAAAATATTTGAAATAGAAAAATTTTTCAAAAATTTTTTTGACATCTAACCCCTTTTACCAGAAATGGGTGTTGTTTCTGATGAAACCCATTTGAAGAAAACCATCCTCATAGTATAACATAGAATATTCTAAAATAACATACCATATGTTATTCTGAAAAAACCTTATTTGAAGAAGACATCTCTAACCCTCAACAATCCTCTTATTTACTCTCACCTGATAACTATAATCCTTCTCCCACAATTCACTGTCACCCACATCTATTAATTACTTACCATCCTTACGTTCATATAAATTTAAACGTAAATAATTAAATAACTTCTGATAATCACTATAGAATAACTCTCCCTTTAATATCGTATTCTCTTCACCCAAACCATATAGGAATTTCTCATAAATACGAACCCGATACATACACTTCATATTAAAAACACTTTAATTCTAAACTTAAAAATTCCAGGGAAAAATTTTGAAGGGTATCCCTTATTCACCAGAAATGGGTGTTGTTTATCATCGTTTATAAAAACTTATTGAATGGGACGAAAAAGACTTCGAACCTAAACCTAAAAATTTCCTGGAAAATTTATGGACGATATCACACCCCCTTTAAACTTCGTTATATCCCCATAGGGAAGGGGGGTTATACGGGGGGGTATAGGGGGATCCCCCCTTTATAGGGGGTACTTATATATTTCTATATGGTACCCCCCTATGTTACCTCAACTATCAATATGTCTATCAATATGTCTATCTATGTATCTTTCATTAATACAAATATACGAATTATATTTTACAATGTCAAATTTTTAGTGAATAAAAAAAGGGATAAAGTTCGGACTTAAAAAATAAAACCCTAATTTTTATCCCTCTCTGATTTTTGTGAGTAGTATGTATCTTTCAGATTAGACACTTTATCTTCTCACGGATAAGGTTTACACACCCAGTGTAAAGACTCTGACTTTTCTTTCACCTTTCTATCTCCTGTGGTGTGGGGATGGAGACAGTGGGATATGTAACCTTCTATATCAAATAACTATAATATAATAATACGTATAATATATCATAATGTCAATAGTTTAGATTATAAAATTTATCATTTCATATGGTATTGTTTTCATTAATGGAACTACTTGGTCTGTTGTTCACAATATTACCATCTGAATCTTCATAATAAATTTTGTTATTGTTTTTGTCAAATTCTCGTTTTATCCAATAACCATCTGAATTTTCATAATAAATTTTGTTATTGTTTGAATCATATTCTTGTTTTGACCAATAACCATCTGAATCTTCATAATAAATTAAATTATTTTTTTTATCAAATTCTCGTTTCTCCCAATCACCATCTGAATCTTCATAATAAATTTGGTTATTGTTTGAATCAAATATATAGTTATTACTTAACCTTACTTCTTGATTATATACTTTTGATAATATCCTATCCCATAATTCTTCAGGTACTTCATTAACCCTTAAATTATAGATATAAGGTGTTCTAATCATATTACTTAATCCATTAATGTATTTCTCTTCTGGGGTAATATCTATATTTTCATTTAATGGGTTACTTGGTCTGTTGTCTATAATTTTACCATCTGAATCTTCAAAATAAATTCTGTTATTGTTTGAATCATATTCTTGTTTATACCACTCACCATTTGAATTTTCATAATAAATTCTGTTATTGTTTGAATCATATTCTCGTTTTATCCAAAAACCATATGAATTTTCATAATAAACTTCATTATTATTTGAATCATATTCTCTTTTTTCCCAATAACCACTTGAATTTTCAAAATAAATTTCGTTATTTTTTTTATCAAATTCTCGTTTCTCCCAAAAACCATCTGAATCTTCCCAATAAATTTGGTTATTGTTTGAATTATTTATTCCATTACCTTGTACCCTTACTTCTTGATTATATACTTTTGATAATATTCTATCCCATAATTCTTCAGGAGTATCTGTAACTTTTAAATTATAGAAGTAAGGGATATTAATAAATTTTACAATACCATTAACGTATTTTTCTTCTGGGTCAATATTTTCGTTAATATTTCTTTTATCAATAATATAACCATTTGAATTTTCAAAATAAATTAAGTTATTATTTTTATCAAATTCTTGTTTTCCCCAATAACCATCTGAATCTTCAAAATAAATTTTGTTATTGTTTTTATCAAATTCTCGTTTAGACCAATGACCATTTAATCTTTCATAATAAATTTCATTATTGTTTGAATCATATATATAATTTTCACTTACACTTACTTCTTGATTATATACTTTTGATAATACTCTACCCCATAATTCTTTTGGTACTTCATTAACTCTTAAATTATAAAAATAAGGTGGTTTAATTAATTTACTTAATCCATTAATAAATTTCTCTTCTGGGGTGTTATCTATATTTTCATTTAATGGGTTACTTGGTCTGTTATCTAAAATATAACCATATGAATCTTCAAAATAAATTTCATTATTGTTTGAATCATATTCTTTTTTCTCCCAATAACCATTCGACTTTTCATAATAAATTGAGTTATTGTTTGAGTCATATTCTTGTTTCTCCCAAAAACCATTTGAATTTTCAGAATAAATTCTGTTATTGTTTTTGTCAAATTCTTGTTTCTCCCAATCACCATCTGAATCTTCAAAATAAAGTAAGTTATTGTTTTTATCATATTCTTTTTTTATCCAATAACCATTTAAATATTCACGATAAATTTCATTATTGTTTGAATCAAATAGATAATTATTATATTCTCTTACTTTTTGTTTAAACACTTTTGATAATATTCTATTCCATAGTTCTTTCGGTACTTCATTAACACTTAAATTATAGATATAAGGTAATCTAATAAAATTTACAATTCCATTAATAAATCTTTGTTCTGGGTTAATATCTACATTTTCATTAATGGAATTACTTGGTCTGTTATCTTTAATTTCACCATCTGAATTTTCATAATAAATTATGTTATTGTTTGAATCATATTCTTGTTTTGACCAATAACCATCTGAATCTTCATAATAAATTGAGTTATTGTTTGAATCAAATATATACTTATAACGTCCACTTACCCTTACACTTACTTTTTGATTAAATATTTTTGATAATATTCTATTCCATAGTTCTTTCGGTACTTCATTAACACTTAAATTATAGATATAAGGTAATCTAATAAAATTTACAATTCCATTAATAAATTTCTCTTCTGGGGTAATATCTATATTTTCATTAATGGAACTACTTGGTCTGTCATCTCTAATTGTACCATCTGAATCTTCATAATAAATTATGTTATTGTTTTTATCAAGTTCTCGTTTCTCCCAATAACCATTTGAATTTTCGTAATAAATTCTGTTGTTGTTTTTATCAAATTCTCGTTTCTCCCAACCACCCTTTTTTGTTTCATAATAAATTTGGTTATTGTTTGAATTATATATATAATTATCCCTTACACTTACTTCTTGATTAAATTTCTTTGACAATATTCTATTCCATAAATGTTCTGGAGTATCTGTAACTTTTAAATTATAGAAGTAAGGGATATTAATAAATTTTACAATACCATTAATAAATTTCTCTTCTGGGGTAATATCTATATTTTCATTAATGGAACTATTTGGTCGATTATCAATAATATAACCATTTGAAGTTTCAAAATAAACTTCATTATTATTTGAATCATATTCTCTTTTTTCCCAATCACCATCTGAATTTTCATAATAAATTGGATTATTGTTTTTATCAAATTCTCGATTTATCCTATAACCATCTGAATTTTCATAATAAATTTCGTTATTGTTTTTATCATATTCTCGTTTCCACCAAAAACCATTTGAATCTTCAAGATAAATTTCATTATTGTTTTCATCATATATATAATTTTCACTTACACTTACACTTACACTTACTTTTTGTTTAAACACTTTTGATAATATTCTATCCCATAATTCTTCAGGTACTTCATTAACCCTTAAATTATAAAAATAAGGTAATTTAATAAAATTACTAATACCATTAATAAATTTTTCTTCTGGTGTAATATCTATATTTTCGTTGATAATATTCTTTATGGTTATCTTCATTTTTCTTTAAATTATATTAATAAATATTTGTATATGTCAAAAAAAATGTTTATCTTTATATTGTTGGTGAGATTATTCTCGAAACGGGTCAGAGAAACAAGTTCTTCTCTAAGAGGGTGGACTCCGACTTGTTTTATATTTTCCTATTTATAAAAAAAAGATCAACCGACCTCTGATCCCTTCATACTATCATATACCCGATGTACGCCTGTTTCGAACTTAATCACCAACATAACAAAGATACAAATAATAATTGACATAAACAAATAAATAACGATTTATTTAATTATTAAACATGACAAATGACCCACATAGTAGGTGTATTTTAAATTAAAAAATACACTTAAAGTAGACAAAAAATCGATATTAAGATATTTACATAATATATGAAAGTAGTTTACATATATAGTTTAATTGACCCAATAACTAATGAAGTTAGGTATGTGGGTAAATCAATCGAACCGGAAAAAAGGTATAAACAACATATTTATACCTCTAAAAAAAGAAAGACATATGTGAATATATGGATTAATGATTTATTAAACGATGGACTAAAACCATCGATGGAAATAATAGACAAATGTGATGAGTCTAATTGGGTTGAGACGGAACGTAGGTGGGCCAATTGTTTAAATAAAAAATATAGTAAGTTATGTAATTTAACTTATATTAGTGGTAAAGAGGATAGAGATCCTAACCTTTCAATTAACGTTACCACAAGAAATAAAAGGAATGTACTATATGAAGAAATACATACTTTAAAAACAAAAACTACCATACCTTCAGTAAACATAATAAACATGTTTAATAAAAAAGAATGGAATCAATATAAAACACTAAAAAGAGAAAATAATAGAATAGAACGGTTTAATAAAAAAAAGTTCGGTAATCTATATACCCTTTTTAAGGATTTTATTAGTGGTGATATTAGTGATTTAGATATGTGTATTTGGTATACTATAATGTCGATGAACACCCCTAAAAATAAAATTAAAAATAAAGAGGTCTTAAATAAAGTTAAAGAAGTTAAAAAACACCTAAAAAAGGGATCAGATTTTTATCATAAAATCTACTACAACCCAAACAACACCAAAGAAAGTATTACCACATTAATCAAAGAACTAAAAAAAATAATTTAGTTAATCATTAAGAATTGTCTTTTACTCCTAAACAATAAAATATAAATATACGGTATTTAAAAAAAAACTAAACATTAACTATTAATAAGTTATCTTATTTAGTTCCCTTCTATATTGTTCCCATACATAATCCGTCTCTCCATAAGTTAAACCATATACATCCTTACAGTATTCTTCAAAACTAACAGGAGGACCAAAAGGTAAATGACCAATGTAATAATGTCTTTCTTCATAGGATGTATATATCTCACCAATATCATAATCTACTTTAGTACCTCTAATAATAAATTCCAAAACCTTATCTAAATAAATATAATTTTCCATACATATAAATATTAACCGGTGGTAAAAAGTGGGAATGTGTAAAACACCGAATGTAATAAGTACAATTATTTTTTAAAATATTTTACTAAAATGTTGACTTTTTCATATTTTTTTCGTATATTTGTATATAGATTTTTAAAAAAATTTGAAAAAAATATAGAGGAAATTTAGGGACAACGCAATATTATTTAACCCTTTCCTTTTTAGTCTTAATCAGATTCCCACTTTTTACCACTTTTAAACATTATTCTCCAATTAGTCCATTTTCAATGGGGCAAATAAATTTTCTTTTATAGTACTAGTTTAATAATTTAATTGTGGGTGTTTATGGTACACTCTATTAAAAGATCTTTTTAAATATATTATAGTATACCATAGTGATATGATAGTGTCTCAGGTGGTCTTATTTAAGGTATAAAAAAACCCTCATATTACTATGAAGGTTTTACTATTTTATACTACCGATTTAAAGATTAATAAATACCAAGTTCTAGTCTTTGTTTTTCTTCAAACCATAAGTCAAAGTATTTTTTTCTTTCTTTTAGTGTTAAAGATTCATCATTTGATTTTTTGTAATAATCTGAACAAAGATTAAATTGTTCTGTGAACTTATCATTACCTTCTAATTTAATTTCATTAATGTGTATCACCATCTTATTCTGATTATATTCGTGTTTTTAAAGGTTACTACTAAGTCCACCAAATAATATCAGTATTCCTATTATTATTATTATAACTGTTATCATCTTATTCTGATTTATTTTATTTTTACTATTATAATGATTTTATTCTACAATGTCAAATACGAATGATATCCCTTTTGTTTGATTATTTTTGTGGGTATGTATAAACAAAAAACCCCTACATTTCTGTAAGGGTTTAAATACGTTTAAGTGATTTTATTTTTTGTCCAATATGGACCAAATGGTACCGGTAAGTGTCATAACACCTCCGACTATTTCAGAAACAATGGTTTCATCAACTAACCCCTTCATCACTAATATACCACCGACAAACGTTAATGTGTGTCGAATGATACCTAATATTTTTTCTTTACTCATAATAATATATTTTTATTTTTGTTATATATTAATAAATATCTTATTTTTTATTAAAATGGTTTTTTATCATCCTGACTTTTATTACTGGTTAACTTAAAACATTTATGTAATTATACTTATGTTCTTGTTTTCTTTCCATATATTCTTTTACCATTACCTCATCAATTTTATCTGAATAATATACTCTATTGTTTTGTCTGGAGGAATAATAAACGTTAGTCCTATCAATAAAATAATGTGATCCTCCTTTATCATAAGAAAATAACTTCATCATACTATCTTTGGAACTATCATTAAGTAAAGTTTCTGACATTTCTTTTAATGAAGTTAAATAAAGAGAACATCTATTGGTTGATTTTTCATAACCATAACATAATAACACTACATCCCAACCAATGTTATTTAATTGTCTCCACAAAGATATTGATTGATCTTCTAAATACTTATTCCTACTTGTATCGAATATCTTTATCTTACTATTAACAGATATATCACCTATCCTATTATATAGTTTATCAACACAATTGGTTTTAATATTAATTTTTAAACCATTAGGTAGAGTGAAGTCATGTTTAACATGTGTACCATTTAGTCTTAACTTATTGGCGGTGGTTTCATCTAAGTTTTCTCCTTTTAATTCCTCACAGAAGAATCTTTCAATAAACATACCTCTCTCATTATTCTCCATAGAATATACCTTTGTCGTATATACCCCTAACTTCCATAACATATCAACATCTATATGGTTAAGTATATAATTCCACGATTCATCCATTATCTCTTTATCATATCCTTCTGTATCGTTGTTTTTAAAAGTACCCATATGATTAAATGGTAGATTGATTTTATTACTTTCCATTACTTACGCATTTGTTTAAATAGGTACGCATTTTTCTTCTTCTCAGATATAAACAACGTTTTGGATTTTTCTTTGTGATTATAAATGTCCTCAAACTCAATCAATGGTTCAGTGATATTCGTCAACCTTCTAAGAGATTTATTTTCTCTTTGAACATATTCCTTACACTTACTAACCATTCTATTGTGATCGTAACCCTCAACATTAAAGACATCTAATAACGCTAACCCAAATACACTTATAGGTTGATCAGATTTACCAATAGGAATTACACCAGTATTCACTATCTCTACAATTTTATTGGCCTTATCCAATGATGAGTTAATGTCTACAATTTTTAATTTTAGATTTTTAAACTCATAACTATTTTTCGCATTGGTGGTTTCACCCGTTAATAAACCAATAGTTACATTGTGTGGTAGATTATATTTTTTAACGAATTCATCGTAAATCTTATACTCTTCAATCTTTAATATTTTACCACCCTCTGTAATGTTTTTGTTAGTCCAATTTTTACCTTTACCGTTGTACTCACAACACTCTTCCACACCATAATCTTCACATACCACAAATTCAATTGATATGAGTGGTAATCCTTTTACTCTATTTTCTTCATTAATTTTTTTAATTGCACTATACCTATGTTGACCTTCGATAATCTCCATAAATTTATTTACAATTATAATGGTTCGTAAAAACTTTTCCCCCATTCGTTCCTTAAGTTGTTTAACGTGATCCCAATCAATTGGTCGATTACCTTCTTCCATAAACTTAAAGATCGTTAAGTCAGTTGTTTCGTAAATTACGTCTGATACCTTAACATTTAAATTTTTTAGTTCAACCTTTAAATTTAAATTCTCTAAATAATCTTTAATGTCTGTCTTAGACATTGTTCCGATAGTTAACATTTTCTCACCCATAAAATATTATTTTTTTACAAAGATAAACAAATTTTTCTAACTACCAAATTTTTTATGGTAAAAGTTTAATCATTTTACATAATATAAAAAACCCCTACATTTCTGTAAGGGTTTGTCAACCGTTAACGAAAACCTAATTAAACCTATGGATTTCGGAACTATAGATAGAGTGTAAAAGTGTATCAGATTACTCCAAACCCATAGATATCATTTTTTTTAACCACCAAAACTTTTTTATTCTTCTTATGGATTTTTGTCGACACATAAAAATAATTTATTAATTGGGTTGTATTAACAAACTTTATTTATCTTCATTCATATCATAATAAAATGAATCCCCATCTTCTGTTATCCATTTATCTGATTGGTTTTCTACAGAAGGTAATTCAGTATCCACCTTATATTGTTTTAAATTTTCAGGTAGTTTTTTAGTTACCCAGTTTGAATCTTTCCAAAATATTCTATTATTAGGCATACACATTAAATATCCTTCGTCTGATTCAAATATATGTCCACACTTATAGTCTGAAGGTTCATCACTATATGGATTGTTAAACCAGTCTATAGTAAACATATAAGTCCCCCAAACTTTTTTTCCATCTCTTAGAACTATTTGTGCTCTATGGTGCACTAAAAAATCAAATTCAATAACACTTACATTTTCACTAAAACAATCCCATAATTGTTTGAAATTAAATGGAATATCATTTGTTGGTATTTTAGTGTAAATTTCTGATATAGGAACTCTTGAACGAACCATCCCATTATCTACCATAACATGAAATGTTAATATAACTCCAGAAACAGATTGGATGCCGAAAACATAGACATTATAAAACTCGTTGTTGTCTTCTTTGTTTTTAGTAAAATAAGATTTACGAATTAGGGCTTTAAAACTCGGTATGTTTGAATTTAATTTCATTTTAATCCGTTTATTATTCTTCTTATGGATTTTTGTAGGTTCATATTACCCAAACATAGTAAAAAATGTTATTCGACCAGTACTTAGGTTAGTTAATATATTCCGAATATCATTCAAAGTTTTTCCCGTAGTTAATATGTCGTCAATAACTAATACGTTTTTATCTAACATATCCACAACAATATTATCGTAATCTGAATTTATTATTAACATATCCCTAACGTATTTCCTATGATATTTTCCTAATCTCTGTAATTTCATTGATTGACCTTCATCTTGTTTGGATCTATCAAAGGATTTAACTAACATCTTTATATATTTAGGTTCAAGTTCTTTTTTCGCAGTCTCAATATCCAACCAAATATTATCAACATCATTTTTTAAGAACATATCACTAATGAAGGTAGTATTATTACTCAACAAACTTAGTTTATCTATTAAACTTTTTGTTAAAAGTGAGGAACTTTTAGGGGAAACAACATAATCAAAATCACTTAAGTTTACATTGTCACTTAAATTACTTATTATCTTATCAATAATAATTGAAATGTCCTTAGTATCGATATTAACCCCTTTCTTAATATCATTTAGTAATTTATTTTTATTTTCAGATTTTTTAACTGGAATACCTATCATCACTACATTCCCATATACATCTTTCTTAAAAGATAAATTATCACTAAACCTAATAATATCATCAACCAAATCTTTTTCGTAGTCTATGATGTATTCTTCATTGTCGTATCGAATACCTTCAGTAATGTATTCTTTAAAAATATTATATAATTTCATCACAGTATAAGGATATTTTATTTTCTTTTATATTATATAAATATACCTTTTTTCCTTTTTTTACTGATTTGTCGATAGTGTCTTTAGTACCATTAGATTCCATATCCCAAAACGCTAACACTATGTCTGAGTTATCTACGATTGTGGTATTTCTCTCTTTAGGTGCCATCCACCTACTTTCTTTCTTAGGGAAGTCCTTATATTTAGGTTTGAAAACTAAAACCTCAATATCGTTGTCTATTGCCCATTCATAGGCTAAAGTGTCGGCACCAATGGCACCTCCCGATACGATTTTCTTAGGTGTGCCTTCGATAGATATAACTTCATTTAATGCCTTTTTAAAGGTATCTTTGTCTGTGAAGTTACGTGACCCTACTACCGCTATGTTTTTATTTGATTTCATATTCCTAAATATTGTTATACAAATATAATCATTTTTTTTTAACCACCAAAATTATTTTCATTATTTTTTTATAAAACAAAAAACCCCTATATTTCTATAGAGGTTCAGTTATTAATTAGTTTTGGATAGATTTATAAACCATACGTCCACTGGAACATTTAACTGTCTGGCAACTGTGGATCTCTTATGTCCACCTATTAATGTATACATATTACCTTCTCTCCCTCCATTTGGTAAAGACATTACAAAAGGTGGTGGTAATTGTAAATTCCTATCGTTTCTAAAGTTCTCTATGTTTTTACTATACCCTTGTAAATTTACATCGTCACCCATTTGTTTTAATAAACCTGATGATGTGGTATCTTTAAACATATCAGGAAAGTTCTTACTAAAATTACCCATATAGAATGTGGTATTAATTTTTTCATCATCCCAATGTTCCATAGTTCCCATTCTGAATAAATTGAAAGCCTCCATCTGTGATTCTTTATCTATCATCAATGACCTTCTAAATTCATTCCAATCATCCATTAATTCAGAAATCTCTTTACCCACCAATATTTCTTTTATCTCTTCTTCAGATTCTATGTTATCCCCTTTGGAATGTTCCGCGATCATCTTAAATGTGTGAGGAAATAATGAATATACTGTATCATAGTTTTGTGGGTGGAAGAATTCGTCTTTACTGAACCTCATATTATTACCCAATAGTTCATCTAACTCTTGTGTGAAATATTCTTCTGTGGGTGGAATCCAATTAACATTATAGGGATTGGTTACTTCATTAATCCCCATCATTTGTTTCATCCTATGTATTTGTTCCTGTAAGTTCATATTAATCTAACCATTTAGCGTTTAATCCGATATATACATTAGGTTGTATAAACCCATCGGGGAATTGTATAAATGTCTGTGTGGTTCTATGCCACCCTTCACCTAATTCATACTTACCATCTTTGGTTTTAAATAAAATAATTGGTTCTTCAGATACTCCCTTACTTTGAAGTAAATCTTTTTGTGTTTCATGTCTTTCAGTATCTTTATCAACATCTTGTCTTACTTCACCCCCAATTCTACTTTCTAACTCTTTTTTTGTTTTATCGGTAAATATATCCATTGATATTGGAAAATCTTTTTGAAACTCCCATTCCATATCTTTAACCCACTCATCAATCCATTCTGTAATACCTTCATATGTGTTTACATCGTCTGATTGTGTAATCATTTTATAAACCCAATCTCTTATTACATATTCAGGAGTGTTTGGTAGTTTTTCTTTTAACCAATTAAACATTCCTTGTCTTGTTTCTGTAACAATCCCCATCATTGACTTTATTCTTTTTATTTCTTCTTGCAGGTTCATATTGTATAATTATCTATATCTTTACCTTTCATTTCGATTGATTTTATTATTTGATTATATTTGTCATCAACTAATTCATTTTGTGTTTGTTGCCAATGGTCAATCCTATCAGGTCTTAGGTGTTTCATAGCTTCAGGTATACCATCTTGTGTTCCTTTTTCAGGCTCCATAAGATTATGAAATGTAATTAAATTTGTTGAGTCGTAATACATTTCACCTGTTTCAGGGTCTTTCTCAGGTGGATACATTTTACCAGTGGTTAAATTGTGAGCCTGTGTTATAAAAATAACACCATCATCGAGTAACTTTTTCATGTCAAAAGTTAAACGAGAATTATCCATTCCCATCATTGACTTCATTCTTGATATTTGTTCTTGTAGGTTCATATTAAATAAGTTTGTATCCATAATCTAATTTCCACATTTTATCTGCAGGTGGATCAACTGGTGGAATATAACTTTCATCTGGACCTAATCTAACCGCTAATCCTTTATTAACTAAATCTTCCCACATATTATAACCATCATACTTTCCTGTTTCATCGTTATATAAGAATATAAAGTCGGAAGTGAACATGTCAAAGTTGTTGAAATTACTTTTTAACCATTCATTAAAATCCCGATAAAATCTTCTCATTATTCCTTCACCCTTATATTTTGGATATATTTCAACTTTTTGTATTTGTAATGAGTGTTTTTTAGTTTCACTATCTTTATAGACAAATGCTACAAATTTTCCAACTTTTTCATTGTTATTAATATCTATAATATTAATTATAAATTGATTCGCACCTTCAAAACCTTTTGAATACTCCAACGTAAAATCATCAAATGATGTTACTGTTTTAATTTTTAATAAGAAATCATGTAATTCTTTACCTTGAATAAATCTACTTATAGATGATAACAGTTTACTATATAAACTACTCTCATCTTTCATTTCTTCAGATTTAACTTCTTCATTAATAAGTCCCATCATTGACTTTATTCTTTTTATTTCTTCTTGTAGGTTCATATTATGTTGGCAATTTTTTCCCTTTGTGATGAGTTTTCTCATTCTCTATTCTTATCTTTATTTTTGGTGAATAACCTTTAGGTAATTTATTATTGATACCCTCAAATTCCCCCATCTCATTGTCCATTCTTATAACAATTTGTTTTTCTTTTATGTTCATCATAATTTGTCCAACAGTATGCATATTATACATATTTTTAGTCCTATATGGATTTAAGAATGGATCGTCATCATATTTTTGTTTTAATGTATTAATTACATCCATATCTGTTTTGGCATCTTTTAAATGTTTTTTCGCCAATTCCATTCTAGATACAGATGATTTTCTTTTTTCACCCGTAGTGTATCCCGCATCTTTTTGATATACTCCATGATTTGATCTAACAACTATTTTAGAATCCTCTTCTAATTTTTTAATTATTGGTACATGTTTTGATGTCATTTCAATAACATAAATATCTTTACCATCTGATACAAATGTCTCACCTCTTAAACCCCATTTACTTTTTGTTCCAGTAAATTCAATTAATGACTTTACTGCAGATTGCATATCTTTTTTTGTAAGAGCTTCTCTTATTTTTTGTCCATCTTTTGAGTATACCCTCTTTTCAGTTTTATCGTTTTTAATTTTTCGTTGTTTAAGTACTTTTTCACCTTCTTTTTCATCGGAAGCGGTTGATAAAGCAGAATTTACAATACTGATTCCATACTCATTCATTCCCTCACTCCAATCAGTATCAGTATCTCTCCAATAGGCAATCTCAACACCGTCAACTATTTCGTGAACCAATTCAATTTTCGCCTTATAACCTCTATCCCTATTTTTTGCCAAAACAATGGTATCTTCTAATTTAACTCCTGCAATTACACATTCATTTAATACTCTTGGTTCCGTTTCTTCGAGTAATATTCTTCTTATATTGTTTTGTAAATTCATACATATAAATATATCGTATATAATAAAAATCCCCACTGATGAGGTGAGGATTTATTTTTTTCCATAATAATCGAAATAGTCTTTTCTGTCTTTAAGTACCATCAGAAACGATATACCTACTATAGTTAATATAATCATATCGTATATATAGTATGATAATCTATATTGCGTAACCTTTATATAATATGAAATTGTTATGGTTACATTGGTTTAATCATTTCTTTTAATTCCCATATACCCTTATCGTAGACAATATAACTATTGTTCTCAATCCAATCCCCACAGTTTAGATAATGTATTTCATCTACGAATTTATTTTCTGGTGTATGTATGTGTCCACAAATAACACCCTTACAATTTCTTTTTTTCGATTGATACACCAATTGATCTTCAAAGTTAGTTATGAATTTAACCGCATCTTTTACTTTCTTTTTTAAGAATTTACTTAATGATTTCTTATATCCAAACTTCTTCATTAACATATCTAAACTAATCGCCAGTTCATAACCAAATGACCCCAATTTACCCAACCATTTCATTTGTACTATACCATCGTATAAATCCCCATGTGTTATAAAATAATCATTCCATATGGTTTCATTAATTACCTCTATATTTTCACCAAAGTATAAAGGGGTGTAACTTCTTAAAAAATCATCATGATTACCTGTAATATACGTAACTTTAGTACCCTTTTTAGAATATGACAATATTTTACGTATTACATTGGAAAAATCCTGTGTCCAATAATGTCTCTTCTTTAACAACCAACCATCAATAAAATCTCCCACAATAAATAATTCTTTGGGGTCATATTCTTTTAACATTTCCAACAGTAATTTAGAATTGGATCCTTTACTACCTAAATGTATATCTGATATAAATAATGCATCTACTTTCATTTAAAAATAATTTATTTCTTTTCTAAAATGATCTTCATCATTTCTTTTTATATAATTCTTAATTAATAATTTTATAAAAAACCAATAACCCATCTTTTTAAACCTTCTATCATCTTGTGTGATATACCTTTTTATGATTTTAAGTTTATGTATGGGATATTTTTTACTCAATATAAAATCCTCACTTTGTTTTATTGTTTCATCAAACCCACCGTATATATTGAATGATTCTAAGGATGTCATAAAATATGCCCCCATAGAAAAAGAAGTCCTTAAAAAAGAATGGACTAAGTTAAATAAATAAAAACCTAAACTGAGTGGAAATCCCGATCTACTTTTTAATTTACAAGTTACTAAATCATATCCATATTCTAATTCAAAAAAAGACTTTAATATTGTATCTCTTTCCATAAATGTTACATCAGCGTCCAAAAACAAAACGTATTTTGTATTAACCATTTTTGCACCTTTATTACGAGCATATGAAACTTTACCACCTAACTCAACAACTATATCATAACTTACGATTTTTTTAAATTCATTAATTATAAATAAAGTGTTGTCCGTTGAGTTTGAATCCAATATAATGACTTTAACCCCTTCAATGTCTCTTTGTTTGTTTAATGATAAAAGTGTATCACCTATGTAATTTTCTTCATTTTTACAAGGTATTATTATAGTTATAAAACTCTTTAACATACTAATAAATATGTTAACTTTTTTCGTTAAAGAATTATTTAATGATTTAATAACAATAAAAAACCCTTATATTTCTATAATGTCAAATATTTTATGACTCTTTTTTTGTTTATTCTTCGTCTATTTCCCCCTTATATTTGTTTTTAATATATGTCTCTAGTTCATTGGCGGACTTTAGATAGTTAGTTCTTAGTCTATGGAACTCTTCATCTTTAATATCAATAAAATCGGAATAATGTTTAAAACAGTAGTGGAATCCTTCTTCCATCATTTTATAATACACATATTCCCATTCTTCTTTTTCTTCTATTGTCATATCTATTTATTTTTTGGTAATTATATCGTAAATACAGTATTTTGTTACAATATCTTCTCATATATTATTTTAACTCTGTTTTGAATAATATCTTGTCCTTATTATCCTTCATGATTTTCATTCACATCTATTTCTTGTTGGTAGTTTCTTTTAATTCCTCTTTCTTTACCATCGTGTCTGTATCTTTGATATCTACTTTTTTTGTCTACTTTCCATACAAATCCACTCGCAGTCATACGATATCCTCTATCTACTTTACAGATGTTACCTGTTGTGGTATTATTTTCTTTCGCCGCCTCACTAATAGAATCATATGTCTTTAATAGTTTACCAAACTTATCATACTTATGTACTTTTACTATTCTATCTTTATTGACATTTATAATAGTTTTTTCCTTTTTTAAAACCTCATACCTGTGATGTTGGTTATATGTATTATCAGACCATTCTAAATTAGAAACATTATTATCGTAAGTGTTCCCATTTATATGATTAATCTGTGGTAAATCGTGTGGATTGTCAATAAATGATTTGGCAACTTCCCTATGTACTAAGATACTAAATTTTTTTGTTTTAGATGTTGTATCAGTATCTCTATTGTATCCTAAATGTATTGTGACATAGTTTTTCTTATTAAGTGTACCTACTAATATTTTTTCACTAAACTTAATAAAT